CGACCTAGTCACCGGGACCGTTCCCGGTGGTGGCGACGTCGTCGGCCGCCTGGGCCGCGTCGTTCGCCGCGAGCACCCAGTCGTCGACGAGCTGGAACGCCACCTGCCGCGTGGCGTTCGGCGCGTTCACGCGGTCGAGCAGTGCGGTGAGCTGAGCGGGCCAGTCGTGAGGCAGCAGCGCGGGGATCGGCGCGGGCGGCTCGTCGGACGCCGCACGAACCCAGCTGCCGACGAGCTGCTTGGCGCCCGTCAGGATGTGGTTTGGTGCGTTGAACTGACGCGCGTAGCCCTCGAGCAGGGCCTCCCAGCCGCGCGGCAGGCGCGCGGAGACGAAGTCGGGGTCGGTACCGGTCTCCTGGTTCGTGACGTCGGTCATGTGGTGATCCTCCTGGTGTCGTCGGTCGTAACATCTTGATCGTTCCGTCGCGTCGAGGCAACCGACGCGTCGTCGCACCCACTAACGGACGACGCGACCGTTCGACGCGACGGAACGTGGTCAGTCTAGCGGTCGTCGTCACCGGTCTCGGGACGAACACAGCAGCGGTCGCAGCCGTGAATCGACTCACCCCACGCCTCGTCCTCGCCGCGCGTCCGGCGGACGTAGTCGAGGTGATCCGGATCGGGGTGACCCACCCCGTGCGAGCACAGCCGCTCCATGAGCCGTCGGTCGGACCGCCAGTGCTGACGCCAACCGTACATGTGATGATCGGACGGGTCGTGCACGCAGCACGGGTGACCGGCGCACGACGCGCGGTCGTGCACGTTGACGAGCATGCCTACCACGTCAGCTCTCCTCTCGTCGTTCCCAATCCAGCAGCGCCAGCTCGGCGCCTCGCGACACGTGTAGCTGAACGGTCATGCCGTACAGCTCGGGACGCTGTACGCCGTACACGTAGGCACCACGCCAGAGCGACATCAGCGCGCGTGCGGACTCCATCGGACGCAGCGGCTGGAGTCCGGCGCGCGGTCCCGGGGTGAACATGGTGCGCCAGCGGTCGTCCGGTGCGTAGAGTCGCTGGAGGTACAGGTCACCGACGGTCAGTGCCCGTCGCAGCAGCGCCGCACGCAGCGGCGTGAGGTCGACGTCACGTCGTGTGTCGGCACGTGCCGTCCAGTGATGACTACGTATCATCACGCTCATACTACCTCCCGGTGGGGTCACGGGCGGTCAGCAGTCCACGCTCGAACCCGACGCGGACCGCCTCCGCCGCGTTGTGAACGTCGAGTCGCCGGTACACCCGCGACGCCTGCGTCTTGACGGTGTCGAGCGAGATGCCCAGCACGAGACCGATCTCCGCGTACTCCAGGCCACGCGAGATCAGGTTCAGCACCTCGTGCTGACGCGGGGTCACCGGCAGCTCGCGAGGGTCGACGGCGGTCACGTTCGTTCCTCCAGCTGACCGACGCGTGCGGCCAGCTCGTCCAGCGCGGAGTCCTCGACCGCGTCGAACGCGTCTAGGCGAACCCGCAGGTCGCTGACCTGGTCACGCAACTGGTCCATACCACCGGCCAGCGCGTCGAGGGCGACGTGCAGTCGGTCGATCGCCGTCGCCTGTCGTCGCGTCGCACGATAGAGCAGTGAGCACAGACGACGGACCGCCAGTGGCACGTCGGCGAGCTTACCACGCGGCGACGGCGTCATAACAACTCCTCGATCGCCGTGGCGATCGCGGAGAACGACGGACGGTAGTCGTCGTTCACGGTGGACAGCGACAGCTCCATTCGATCGTACGTGACGAGCGGGTCCAGCGCCGGTAGATCGGCCCAGTCGACGACCTCGCGGGGCAGAAAGTCGTCCACACCGGCGTACCACCGCGCGCCGAGCACGACGTCGTCGCTGACCTGTAGCTCGAGACCCGCACGCACCGCGACCTCACAGAGCACGCCCAGGCAGCAGTAGCCGTACGGCCGACCCTCCTCGTCGACACGCGTGAGCTTGCCGGTGGTCCGCGCGAACTCACCGGAGCGCAGCGCGGCGACCCACAGGTCACGTACCTCCCGTCTCACAGCTCCTCCTCGATCAGGGTGGCGATCACCGTGAACGTGCCCCGCTGGACACCGTATCCGTCGTTCCAGCCCGACAGCGGTAGACCTCGAACCCGAGGATCGGCTGCCCACGCATCGTCCTGCGGCAGCCCCGCCCACCGCACCACGGCGGGCGGCAGCTGACCGGTGTAGTCGCCCTCGTCGGGGTCTGCTACCGACGTGTACGCGTTCGTCGCGAGGTCGAACGTCACGATCCCACGCTCGCGTGCCACCTCGCAGAGCACGCCTAGGCAGCAGAACTGACCCAGCGGCGACCGCAGCTGCCCCCACCCCTGCGGGTAGTCGCCGGAGCGCAGCCGGCGCACCCACTCGTCCCGGACCGCCGGGTCCATGCGCGTCGTCACAGGTGCCTCTCGATCAGGTGACTGATGTCGTCGAACGACGAACGCTCGGTGTCGTTCCACGTCGAGAGCAGCCGGCCACCTACCATCGGGTCACCGCTGGCCAGCCCCGCCCACTCCTTGACGTCGACCGGCAGCACGCCGTTGAGGCCGGTCTCGAGCTGCGTTGTGAGCCCGTAGAACAGCCCGTGACGGTACTCGGCCACGCCGTTGGCGGCGGCCAGCTCGCACAGCACCCCCAGGCAGCAGTGGTACGTGGTGCCGTCGGCGTCGTGACGTCGCAGTCGACCCTGGCCCTGCACGTACTCGCCGGAGCGGAGCGCGGCCAGCCAGCGGGCCTTCACGTCGGGGTTCACAGGTGCCTCCTGATCAGCTCGGCGATCTCGGCGAACGACCGACGCGAGTGCTCGGCTCCCACCGTCACGCTGCCGTCGTTGTGCGTCGCCAGATCGACGCTGGCCACGATGGGGTTGCCGTTCGGCAGACCGGCCCAGGTGACGACCGTGGGCGGCAGCTGCGTGGCGTAGCACTTGGCGGGAGTGATCCCCCGGTCGACGCCCACGTCGTGGTAGTAGTACCGGTCGAAGTCGAGCGTGCGGGCGATCACACCGTCCGCGTACGCCAGCTCGCACAGGACGCCGAGGCAGCAGTATCGGAACACGCCCGGTGCCACCTCACGCGCCAGCAGGTCCCGGCCCTGCGTGTACTCACCGGACGTCAGCGCGGCGAGCCACCGCGCCTTGACCTCGGGATTCATCTCGGTCACAGGTACTCCTCGATCAGCCGCGCGATGGTATCGAAGTTCTCGGACGCGTGCGACGTGCCGTCCGCGAACGTGCTGTCCTCGCCGTCGTTCCACACGGTCAGTTCGACGCCGGCCACCACCGGACTGATCAGCGCGCCCTCGAGGCCGTCCTCGCGGACGACCAGGCCGGCCCAGCGCGCGACCGACCTCGGCAGCAGCGAGCTCTCCGGGTCCTCGTCCTTGTCGTCCTCGTCGTGATACGCGTACGTCGCGTGGTTACCGGCGGAGCCGACGACCTCGCGGGTCACCACGCCGTCACGGTACGCGAGGTCGCACAGTACGCCGAGGCAGCAGAAGCGTGGTGAGGTTCCATCGATCCCCGCGTCGTAGTGCAGCAGCTCGCGTCCCTGGACGTAGTCACCGGAGCGGAGCGCCGCGACCCAGCGCGTCTTGATCGCGGCGTTCATGCGGACGGCGGGTGGTTCGATCTGGGTAGTAGGCACGCTACTCCTCGGTCGGTTCGGTCGGTAGTGGATCGGGCTCGCCGCCCGGCACCAAGAGAAGGTACCGCGCGGCGAGCGCCACGTTCACGTCCGTGACGGTCACGAAGGTGACGTCGCGCTGGTCGTCCAGACGATCGTTCACGAGGACGCGCAGCGACGGTGCCGCCCGGTGCGCCAGCGGTCCGCGTCGGACCAGGTTGGGCGCGGCGAGCAGCGCCTGCCGGAGCGTGTGCTCCACCAGCGCGGACGCGTCGGTCGCCGTGGCGGCGTCGACGTCCGCGACCACGACGACGGCCACGCGGTGACGCGTCAGGTCGTCGGTCACGGCTCGGCCCGCGCGGACTCGTCGGCGTCCAGCGGCACCGCGCCGTCGACGAGCGCGCGTCGCCGTGCCTGGACCAGCTCCAGCAGGTGCTCGCAGCCGTGGCCGTGGTCCGAGTCCTCGTCCGGGAACGCCTCGTGGACCAGCACGGCCAGCTCGGTCAGCACCGTCAGCCGGAGGTGGTCCAGCAGCGGGTGGGGTTGCCTGGTCACGACGTCACCTCTCCAGCTCCCCGGGATCCGGCGGCGGCGTCGTGTGATCGCCGCCGATCGAGCACGTGCAGTCGTTGCTGTGCACGCCGTGCCGGTCGTACCACGTGTGGGTGTGCGTGTTCGACCCGAGGTCGCGGAACTCGTCCTCGCTCACGACGCCACGCACTCGAACTCGCGGTCCGACGCGGCGGCCTCACGTGCGCGGCGGTTCACCTCGTCGAACCAGAGGAGCTCGGACACGCGACCGGTGAACGCGGCACCCTCGGTGGGGCTGCCCAGGTGGTTACCGTACAGCCGGTCGAGGCCGAGCTCGTAGCCGCCGAACACCTGCGCCAGCAGGCAGCGGCGTGGGTCGGCCAGGTCAAGCGTGGCGCGGTCGACGCGCGTCCACCACGTCGGGTCGACGGCGTCCAGTCGGCGGGCGGCGAGCGCGACCAGGGCGCGTGTCCGGTCGTCGACGCGGGCCTGCAGGTAGCCTAGGCCGAGGAGGGTGGACGGTCGGTAGCGGGACGGTCGGCCCGTGAGTGAGGTTCGCATCGGTAGCTCCTTCGGTCGGTCAGCAGGTCGCGATCAGACTAGCCGTCGTCGGCACGTCGGTCGTGCTGATCACGTCGGTCACGCCGACGCGGTGACCAGCAGCTCGCGCCACGACTCGACCGGGAACCCACCCAGGAACGCCGCGTCTCCGGGACCGTGTCCGATCGGACCGTACAGCTCGTCGACGCCCCGGCCGTAGTCACCAAACACCTGGCCGATCACGCACCGCCTGAGGTCGTCCATGTCCAGCCGATCCGGGTCGACGCGCGTCCGCCAGTCCGGGACCACGGCGTCCAGTCGGGCGACGGCGTCGGCGAGCAGCAGGTCGCAGACGGCGTTCGCGAGCCTCGCGTCCTCGTGGACGTCCGTGCAGGTGATACAGCAGAAGCGGCCGTCGTTCAGGTACGCGCGTGCGCGCTCCTCAAGGGTGGGAACCTCGGTGGTCGTCGTAGTCACGATGTCTCCTGGGTCGTGGGTCGTAGGAGCGTCGGGTCGGCGCTCCGGTAGACGGTCAGCGGCGCGCCCGGCGGCAGCCCGACGCACGCGCGGAGCAGCGCCTCGTCGGCGCTCCGCGTGACCGCCGCCGGAGACGGTGGCACGCGGACGCGCACGAACTCGACGACCACCGCCAGGCGGCCGGCACGCTGTGACACGGTATCTCTCCTAGCGGTCGCGGTCGCGGTTCAGGCCGGGCACCGCGCCCGCGCGCGGCACTAGGTAGTCGTCGGCGTCGGCGCAGTCCCGTAGGTACGTGCCCTCGGCGCAGGTCGTCCCGGGAATCAGGTAGACCTCGTAGTCGCCGTCACCGTCCTTCACCTCGACCTTCACGCCGTTGCGGCCGGTCTCCACCTCGAGGATCTTGCCGTCCTCGTTCGGCAGACAGGCGGACGACAGACCGCCTAGCACGACGGCCACGGCGGCCAGCGCGACGGCTCGGTACGTCCTCGTCGTCCTCGTCCTACTCATCATAGCTCCTTCAGCTCTCGGTCGTGGGCCCCGCAGTCGCAGGGCCCGGGTCGTAGCGACGCGCAGGTGGACCGGTGCTGCGGCCCGCCGAGCGCGCCGCAGCGGAAGCCCAGCGCGACGGCGTGGGCGCGGTCGCGCGCGCCCAGGTCGGCGAACAGCACGCGGACGCGGTTCCTCACGGCGTTCTCGGACAGGCCGAGGTGACGGGCGATCCGCGCGTTCGTGTAGCCCTCGGCCAGCAGCTCCAGCACCTCGCGCAGCCGGTCGACGCGGCTCGGTGGGGGCGGACGTCGCGCGTTGGGCGTCGTCACGCCGCGTCCGTCAGCACGACGAGGACCACCGAGCCGACGCGTCCGCGCGAGTCGTCGTCGTCGTCGTCGTCGTCGTCGTCGTCGTCGTCCGCCGCCAGCACGAACGTGACGACGGCGGCGAGCGTGACGAGCAGACCGGCCAGCGTCAGCAGCAGGCGCGCCCAGCGGCGCGTCCCACGACGGTGACGGTTCGAGCGGTCGCGGTCGAACGCGTCCGCCAGGTCGTCCAGGTCCACGGTCAGGTCTCCTCGGTTAGGCGGTAGGGGTGGTGGGAACGGTAGGGGCGACGGTGGTTCGGACGGCCCGCAGCGCGCGGAGCCCGTCGACGAGCTGCGCGGCGGCCAGCGGCCCGACGTCCGTCGCCAGGTCGACGATCACCCAGGACAGCGCGTCCGGCTGATCTACGTGGATACGTCTGGCGTACGCGTGACAGACGGCCCAGCTGGTACCAGACGGCCCGTCGCGTAGGTCGGCCCACGCCAGGTACGAACGGTCGGACGGCGGAGGCACGTCCAGCGCGGCCGGACGGAGGTGGTCGGCGGTCCGCAGCTCTAGGAGGTCGTTGTGCGTCGTCACGACGTCCCGGGCGAGCTCCTCCCAGACGGCGTAGAACATCGTGCGATCGCCCGCGTCCACGTCCTGCTCCGACGTCGGTCGATCCACGGTCGCGACCGCCCAGCCGCCGACCTCGTCGTCGCGGACGACGTACCAGGGGGCGGCGCGGAGCAGCGCGAGCTGCTCGCGGGCGAGGGCGGTCAGGTCGCTCGCGCTCACCGGCCATGCCTGCGGTTCTCGGCCTCGATCGCCTCGCGCCGCGACCGCTCCAGGTCGGCGACGGCCGCGTCGGCGAGCCTCTGGGCGGCGGCGTCCGCCTTCGCCTTGCGCTCCGCCGCCTCGGCCTCCTGCTGGGCGGCACGTCGTCGTGCCACCTCGGCGTCGCGGGCCGCCTGCTCGGCGCGCTGGCGTTCCGCCGCCTCGCGCATCGCGGCGGCGAGTGGGTTCTCGTCCTTGGACACGGGTCCTCCTAGGTCGTCGGTCGGTCGGGTCAGGGACCGAGCAGGTCCTCGACGACGGCATCGGCGACGGCCTGGGCGGCCGTCTCGGCGGTCCAGCCCTCGTCGGTGGCGTCGTCGTCCTCGTCGCGGGACGACCGCAGTGGGTCGTGCGGCTGGGTCATCACGATGTGGTCTCTTCTCGTCCGGTCGTCGGTCGGTCGTAGCGTACGCCGGTCGGTCACCGGCGCGGTGACGCGCACGCCGGTCCGGCGACGCGCGTCCGCTCGTGTTCGAACGCGCGTCGCCGAACCTTCCTACGCCGTTCGACCGCCGCCACGCGGCGCACGAGGGGGCAGTGCGGCCCCGGTGCGCGGCGGGTCCGACCGGCGGTCGAACGACGTCGACGCTACCGGTCGACGTCACGGTATCGGTGTCGCGCCTAGCCCAGCACGGTCAGCACGACGACGGCGAGGACGACGACCAGCGAGATCAGCGCGAGCAGCGTGCCGAGGCCGTCGTGTCTGATGCGCGGCTCGTCCGGGGGATCGGTGACGTCCCAGCCGGACGGCCGGACGTCGGGGCGGGTGGCCGGCTCGCGGTAGGCGCGGTGACGGCCGGGTGGTGTGGGCATCGGTCGGAGGCTCCTCGGTAGGTCCACGGCGTCGGTCGGTGACCGGTCCAGACTAGCGGTCGGGAGCACGGACCCGGTGCGGCGGTAGGCCGGTGACGTCGCGAAACACCACAAGGTGTGAGGAACGAGGGGACGGTACCGTCGGCGTCTACGCCCGGTGGGCGGCGGTAGCTGGGACGCCGCGCGTGGTCAGACGCGACGTCCCCGACCGCTACCCATCATGGGACGAACTCCGGCACAGAGGAAGGACGGCGTTCATCTTGACAGATCGTATCAGCGGACGCACAACTACCCCGTACGGCGACGCCGCACGCGTGTACCGCGACCTGGGCTGGCGCGGCGTGCTGCCGGCGGACCTGAACGGACGACCGGGACACGTGCCGGCGGGCTTCAGCGGCGGCCACGACGTCGACCCGGACGACGACCAGGTCGCGGCGTGGGTCGCGTCGCACGGGGACCACAACGTCGCGCTGCGGCTGCCGGACGACGTGCTCGGCCTGGACGTCGACGTCTACGGCGACAAGCACGGCGATCAGACGGTGGACTACGTGGCCTACCAGCTGGGCGGCGACGGCGCGGGCGAGCTGCCGCCCACGTGGACGAGCACGGCGCGCGGCGCGGACCAGCGCAGTCGCATTCACCTGTACCGCGTGCCGGCCGGCGGGCGGTGGCGCAGCGACCTCGGGCGCGGCAGCTCCGTCGAGGTCATCCGGCGCGGCCACCGCTGGGTCCGGTGCTGGCCGTCGATCAACCGCAAGGCGCCCGGCGAGCCGGTCTACCGGTGGTACCGACCGGACGGCACCGAGTCGGACCGGCCGCCGCGTCCGGAGGAGCTCGCCGAGCTGCCCAGCGCGTGGCTGGACGTACTGCGGGACGACGCGGCGATCCAGCTGCCCGGTCGGGCGTCGGCGGGCGACCGAGGGGATCACCGGCACGACGACGCGCCGTCCCTGGATCAGGACGGTCAACCGGTGGATCCGGATCTGATCCTCGAACGTGGCCTCGGTACGGAGGTCAACCAGCAGGTTGAGCTGTTCCGCTACATGTGCTCGCTGCGGGCACGCAACCTACGTCGGTCCGAGATGATCGCGCTCGGCATGTGCGCGCTTCAGAGGATCAGTAACGTACCGGGACACCTCAAGGGCGACTGGTGCCCCGACGACATCATCAAGCTCGTGGACCGCGTCCGACGCGAGTACGCACCAGGTGGTGCGACGCAGCTCACGCCGGCGATGCAGGCGTTCGCCGAGCGCGTCCGCACCGGCACGATCACGGTGGACGAGCCGCCGCTCGTCGAGGAGTCGGCCACGGACCTGGGCAACAGCCTGCGGTTCGCGCGGCTCTTTCGGGACCGCGTCCGGTACGCGGCAGACGTCGAGCGGTGGTACGTCTGGGACGGTCGGCGGTGGGCGCCGGACCGCACCGGGCGCGTCGTCGACCTGACCAAGCACGTCATCGACGACGTCCGGAGGACGGCGCTCACGGAGACCGGCGACGACCAGGGACGGTGGACGCAGTGGGCGCACCAGTCGGAGTCACTAGCACGTCGCGAGGCGACGATCAAGGGCGCGCGGTCCGAGCCGGGCATCGTGGTGCAGTCGGACGTCTTCGACACCGACCCGCAGCTGCTCGTCGTGCGGAACGGCACGCTCGACCTGCTGACCGGTGAGCTACGTCCCAGCGAACCGACGGACCTGTGCAGCCAGCTCGCCGAGGTCGACTACGACCCCGACGCGACCTACGAGCGTTGGATCAGGCACGTACGGCTGCTCTGTCGCGACGACCAGGAGCTGGTGGCGTACATGGCGCGTGCGGTCGGCTACACGCTGACCGGCGACGTCGGCGCGCGGTCGTTCTTCTTCCTGGAGGGTCGCGGCTCGAACGGTAAGAACACGTTCATCGAGCCGATCATGCAGATGATGGGGTCGTACGCGCAGACGGCGGCGCCCAGCCTGGTCGTCGGCGGCGAGGACCAGCACCCGACGGTCATCGCCGACCTACTCGGTGCGCGGCTCGTGTTCGTCGACGAGACACGCAAGGAGCAGAAGCTCAACGCGGAGCGCATCAAGGCCCTCACCGGTTCTAAGCTGCTCAAGGCGCGGCAGATGCGCAAGGACTTCTTTCAGTTCGAGGCAAGGTTCAAGCTCTGGATCGCGGGGAACGGTGCGCCTCGACTGCAGGACGACTCGGACGGCGTCTGGAAGCGACTGCACCGCATCGTCTGTCACGGGAAGGTCACGGACGCGCAGCGCATCGACCGGTTCGGCGACGTGCTCTACCAGGAGGAGGCCGGCGGCATCCTCAACTGGGCGTTGACGGGACTGCGGGATTACCGGACGCGGCGGCTCGCGACGCCGGAGACCGTCGTCGCGGACGTGGCCAGCTTCCGGCACGACGAGAACTACGAGCTTCAGTTCTTCGAGGAGTACGTCGAGGTCACCGGTGACCCGGCGGATCGACTCACCAGTCAGCAGCTCTTCGCGGCGTACGAGCGCTGGTGCGAGTTCAACGGCGTGCGCACACACGAGCGGAAGAACAACGTCTACCTGTCGCGGTCGGTAAGTGGGTTCGAGCTGGACGGCGTCGGTCCGGCCGAGTGGAAGATGCAGGGCAGAAAGGTCAGGGGCTTCAACGGCATCCGTTGGATCGTGTCGACCGACGACTAGACGACACCAGCGAGGGCGTCTGCAGGTGGCTCGACGAGCGTGATCGAAGGACGGTTCCGGTACCCGAGTAGGGGGTTCCGGTAGGCGGTTCCGGTACCTAGGCGGGTACCGGAACCCGGATGGTGAGATAGGACCTAAAAATTGATAGGAGTTGGTAGTGGAACCGGGTAGTGGAACCGGTAGTGGTAACCGGTTGACCAGTACGGTTCCGGTAGTTCCGGTAGTTCCAGTAAAAATAGAGTATGTAGCGACGCGCGCGCACACGCCCGCCAGGACTTTGGCTCTACTGGCTTCATACGGTATCTACCGGAACTACCGGAACCGGACCCAAAATCTTAGTGAGATCGGGCCCAAAAAACATCATGCGGTTCCGGTACCGGAACCGGGACATCTTCACGGCACCGAAGACGATCAGAGCTAGCGTCTGGACGAGGACCAGAGACGCTAGGGAGCGACCTTGAGCACATACGATACGAGTAGTTACGAGGGCTCGATCTTCGTCGGACAACCGTGTGACTTCTGCGGTGGACGGTTCGTCCGAGACGAGTGGTTTGTGATGTGGCGAGGATCACGTGACATACTCGGCTACCACCGCGAGTGCGCACGTGCGTTCGCGTTACACCTCATCAAGGACTCGTTCGACGGTCCGTACCTCGGCACGTCACCGGGCGTCTCGTCGCGGTCCAGCGAGTAGACTGAGGACGTGGCCGGTCGTGGATACGCGCGCAGACTCGCACTCAAGTGTCCCGAGCTGAAGCGCCGGGGCACGCGGGCCGGACGGCCGTGCCGTCTGCTGGCCGGCGAGGGCACGCGACACCGTGGGTTCGGTCCGTGCCAGGCACACGGTAGTAGTAGTCAACATCGAGCGTGGGAGCTGGCCTTGGACGTAGCACGAGAGCTGCAGGTCTCGCCCTGGGACGCGCTACTACTGTCGACGCGACTCGCGGCGGGCCGCGTGGCCTGGGTCGACCGGCAGCTGGTGGAGGCGACGCGGGCGGACGACGGAGGCGCGGGTTCGGTAGCCGTCGGACGCTGGCTCAAGGAGTCGCGCCTGGAGCGCACGTTGCTGGCGCGGACCGCCAAGGCGGCGGTGGACGCCGGGGTCGCGGAGCGCCTGGTCAGGCAGGTGGAGCTGGAGGGTCGCCTCGTCGCCGAGGTGCTCGGCCGGACGCTGGACGCGCTCGAGCTGACCGCCGAGCAGCGGCAGGTCGCGTTCGCGGTCGCGCACCGCGAGCTGCTCCAGCTGGAGTCGGCGGACGTCGAGGGAGGTTTCGCGTGACGTCGGGCACGGTCGGCACGTGCGGACGCTGCGCCGCCCGCTGGACGGCGGCGGGCGCGGCGCACTGCGCGGGTTGTCACCGGACGTTCTCGACGGTGTCCGGGTTCGACAAGCATCGGACGCGGGACGACGGCTGCCTGGAGCCGACGACGGTCGGCCTGGAGTATCGGAACGGCGCGTTCCGTGGGCCTCAGATGCCATCTGACGTGCTGGCGGCACGACTGGGTCGATAGACGCCGGAGGCCGCCCAGCTACGCTGGACGGCCTCTACGGGGCGGCGCTAACGCGGCCTCGGGTTACGCGGACGCTGCGGACAGCGCGCCACGTGCTGGACGGCCTCGTCGCTGGTCAGCGGCGTGTTACAGTGCGGACAGGTCGTGGCCGGCGTCGGTGGTGGGTCGTCCGGTCGGTCGTCGGTCACTCGTCGCTGTCCGGGTCGCCGGGCCTCGGGATCATGCCGGTGCTGAGCGTCTCGCCGCACACCGTGCAGCGGACGACGCGACGGTCGCCCTCGTCCTGAGGCGTGCCCTCGGTGTGGTTGCCTGGTCCGCAGCTGATCGTCATCGTGTTCGTTCCTCTTCTCTGGTAGACTAACTTCCTTAAGGAAGTTAGCTGGCCGGCGGCGGCTCGAACGGCTGCCGCTCGGTGACCACGGTGTGGTTACCGTCGTGGTCGCAGGTGCAGTCGTCCTGCCCGATCGACGTGTCGTAGAAGTTGCCTCGCGCGTCGGTGTACACGCGCTTAAGCTGGACCCTCTGGTGCGGCGCGCGGTGCTGGGCGCTCACGCGTCTGTCGTCTCCTCTCATGGGGTTCAACCCGCGGGTTTCCGCTGGTCAGGAGGACACACGTGTGAGTTCGTCCACACGTGCGTCGACCTCACTAGCGGTTCTCCTCACGAAGGTCGACGGTCTCCATGAGCCGCGTGTGATCCTTGCCGCCGCTGGAGTCGCACGTGCACGTGCTGGAGCCCGTACCCGTGGTCGACCTTGTGCCGTCGACGTTGATCGTGATCCGCTGGCGGTACTCGGTGTGTGGTTCGCCCATCGTGCTTCCTCTCCTAGATCGGGTCGCCGCGCTGGATCCGCGCGACCCAGAACTCCTGCAGCCTGGACAGCTCCGTGTAGTGTTCGCTGGCTAGCCGCCTGACTAGGTCGCCGAGCTCGTCGCGGGTCGGCGCCCGCTGGAGTCGTCGAAGCGCGACGCGGTACGACTCGGCGGTGGCGTCGACGCCGTACACGGCGTCGACGTCGACCTCGTCGTACGCCTCGAGCAGCGCCTCGACGGCCGCCAGCGACCGCTCGCCGCGTCGCCGGTCGGCGATCACGTCGTCGAACGCCACCCGCAGGACCGGGTGCTCACCGTTCGCCACATCGGCCTCCTCTCGTCGGTCTCTGGTAAACTGACCTCCTTAAGGAGGTCAAGTTGCCTAGCCTCGGCCGTCAGCCGCCGTACGGGCAGGGCCCAAGCTGCACGTCACCCAGCGCGAGGTGTGCTACTGGGCGGCCGTCCTCGTCGGCGTTCACCGTGATGCCACAGCCCTCGCACGTGACCCGCCTGGGCTTCTCCTCGTCGTCCGCCACACCTATCTCCTTCCGAGGCACGTGCCCCAGTGGCTGTGTTCGGGGCACGGTGGTTGGTCGTTGATCACCATGTGTTACCTCCTACTCGTCCTGCTCGGTCGACGTCGGTGGGCCCTCGACCGGACGGCTCGGGCAGGTGGCGATGTGTCCCGCCGACCAGTTCTCGGGAAAGTAGTTCCCACAGTGGGGGCACTTGTCCTGCCCCTGCGTGTTGAAGTCACCCACGTCGTTACGTCGTGGCACGTGTCACCTTCTACTCGTCGTTCTGGTTAGTTGGGTTGCTCGCGCAGCTGTCCACGTGTGACTGCACCGTGGCCTGTGGAAAGCTCTGAGAGCAGTGCGGACACGTCTGCGGTCCCGGTGTATAGAACGCGTGAGGTTCACGGTCGTCCCAGGACATCCTTACCTCCTCTCAGCAGTCGCGCAGCCGCGCCTGGTGGTAGACGACGCGGTCCACGCAGTCGTCGCTGGGCCGCGTCGTCGGCCGGTCGTCCGGCACGCCGACGGTCAGCAGTAGGTAGACCGCCAGCGCGACGCCGGACAGCGCGACCGCCAGCGGCAACGCCGATCCAGCGGGGACGCGCGACGTCGGACGACGAGGCGTCACGCGAGCTCCAGCCCGTTTGCCTCGCCGCAGTCGCCGTGGGCCATGACGTACGCGCCGACCTGCGCCGGGTTCTTGAAGTGGCCCACCGGGTCGTCGACGGTGCCGGGCTCGTGGCACACCTGGCACGGGTCCTTCTCGCCGGTCTCCCGGACGAGGTCCGCGAGCGGCGTGAACCGCTCGCGGTCCGGCAGCTCGCGCGGGTGGGTCACGTCGTCGCGACGAACCGACCTCACGGGTGAATCACCCGCGTCGTCCAGGTCGGGTGTGAGTTTAGCTCGCGCTCGATCGCCTCGAGGCCGGCCGACGCCGCACGCCGCCGCTTGTACTCGACGGCCTCGGGGCCGGCGAGCACGCGGTCGTTCGCGCCGGACGGGGTCGTGCTGAGCGCGTGCAGCTCGTCGAGCGTCTCGGGCAGCGACAGCGGCGGCTTGTTCCACGCGCTGGGCGGGAACCCACCTCGGCTGAGCCACTCGTCCAGCTGCTCGAAGCGCTCCTGCAGCCACTCGCCGTGCGTGGCGCGCAGCGCGGGGGACGTCGCCTCGTCGTTCATGACCTTCACGTGTTCGCGCAGCTCCGCGAGCGTAACGTCGGGGTCCACCTGGTGCTCCTCTGGTCGTCGGTCGGTCTGGTCGCGCGGTCCAGTTAATCATATCACAGTCGCGTCGGCCGGAACGCGCCGGTCTACGATCGTTCGCTACCGCGAACGCGCCGGTAGACCGGTACGAACCGCCCGCAACGACCTAACGTGACCCGCCGGGCAGGAGCGCCGCCAGGGCCGCGCTGGTCTCGGCGTCGACCACGGGTGGTGCGGGCTTCCGAAACTCGGCGAACATCTTACGGCAGACCGGCCCGATGCCGAGTTCCACCGACTTGGCGTCCTTGAGCGGGTGCCCAAACAGGCACATGCCGTACCGGATGATGAACGGCTTGGCCTCCTCCCAGGTCATCCGCTCATCCGGATCCAGCCGGTTGAGCATCCCGGGCGCGTAGTCGAAGTCGATCTTCACGACCTCGTCCGCCGCGTTCAGGCGGCGACCACCGATCTCCACGAGCCTCTTCGCGTACAGCCGGGTCTTGTCCCGGTTGAGCTGCACGATGAAGATCGTGCCGTCGTGGCGGTAGGCTCCCGGCTGAAGTCGGTTCCCCTCGAGGTCGAGCGGTGCCTCCTTGAGCAGCTCGATCAGGTCCATCACCTGGTAGCGGTCCAGCTGACGGTTCTCTCGCATGGCGCCGAGGTTCTCGATCCGCTCCTCACCACACGTGCCGAGCGCGGGGTACTCCCGCTCGCCGGCGAGGCCGTACACGTAGCCCCACTGCTTCTCGGTGGGCTCAACGTACGTCACGTGACACCTCCTTCTCTTCTTCGGTCGACTAACCGGTCACGGCGTGGGGCCCGCCCCGTCGGGCCTCCACCGTCACCTCGTTAGACGTCGCGGTACTCACACGTGGCCGTGTGACCACGGTAGATCGCACTCACGTCGTACCGGTTGCGGCAGTGTGGGCAACGCTCGTGCTCCCAGAGCAGCGCCCGCGCGATCACGACGATCATGTGTGCCTCTACGTCGTCGTTCGCCGCGTCTAGGACGTAACCGTCCTTCGTCTCCTGCTCCTGAAAGTAGGTGATCAGGCGGTCCGCCTCGTCGCCTTGCTCGGTCTCACGAATGTGATTGAGCGCCAACTGTCGCAGCTCGGGTGTGAGGATGGCCGTCACCTGCCCGTACTTGATCATCTGTGTTCCCTAGGGTCGTGTTCCGTCTAACCGGTCACGGCCTGGGCTCCGTCCGCGTGGGACGGAGCCCGACCGTCGCCGGATCAGGCGGTGGCGACGACCTCGGCGGGAGCCTCGACCGGCGTGCCGACCAGCGCGTCGCGCGCGGCCTGCACGACCTCGCGCAGCTGCTTGATCGACTTGGCGTCCTCCGTGGACAGCGCGGCGACCGCCGCGTCGATCTTGGCCTGCAGGTCGGCCCGGACCTCGTCGAGCTGACGCTGGACGTCCTCGATCTTGGGCTTGGCCTGCCTGCTGCCCGGCGCGGGCAGGAAGTTGCCGGCCTCGTCGCGCGGCAGGCTCTGGAAGTACGCGAGCCACGGCTGGACCTCGTGCAGCTGCGCCTTGGCGCGCTGCGCCAGGTACACGCGGCTGTCGTTGAAGCCGGTCACCGCGCTGATCATCGGGCGGGTGTAGCCCGCCGCACGGATCAACGCGTGGAGGTCCGCGATCACCTTGCGGTCCGCCTCGCTGGCCCAGGCGGCGTTACCGGTCCGGGGCGCGGGGGCCACCGGGACGACGACCGGCGCGGGGGCCGGGGCCTCGGGGGCCGGCGTCGGCGTGGACGAGGTGACGGGGTGCTGCTCGTCGGTCTCGGGCACGGTGTCGATCATGTTCGTCATGCTGATCTCCTTGGGTCGTCGATCGCGGTTCGGCCGGTCTGCCGTTCCGTTCCTGCTACGACCAGTCTAGCACACGTCGTGAGTTATTGACCCAGACGTTTCAAGATTCTTTAGCTGACTGGTCCCACCGACCGACCCGGCGTCGCCGGGCCGACTGGTCGGACCAGGCGGGTTACCCACCCGCCGGTCCGGTCACTCGAGGTCGTCCGTGTCGGTACCCGTCGTGCGGTACCAGCCGTACCGGACGCCGTCGACGTCCACGGACGCGTAGACGACGTCCGAGAACCTCGGGACGACGTCCTGCGCGGCCTTGCGGAGCCGTGCGGCGCGGTCGAGCGTCGAGTTCCGGCCGTTGGCCTCCTGCTCGAGGAACGCGGCCTCCACGAGCATGGCGGTCTGAAGCTTGCCGCGCGCTCGCGCGGCGTTCGTCGCCACGCCGAGTTCGGTGTGGGCGACGGCGCCGGCCTCACCGATCACGGCGCGGGTTCGCCGCGCCAGGTAGTACCTCACGGGACCTCCTTGAGGATCTCGGACAACTCCAGCAGGCGGACGAGCTCGCGGGCCCACCACTCGGCCTGTTCGTCGTTGCCGCACTGCTTATACGCCATCGCCTTCGCGAGCGCGCGGTTGATCAGCGATCGGTCCACGAACCTCACCTCCTTGATCGAGTTCTGACGGCCATCGTCAGGCAGCGCCTCACGCTGCGACGTCGCAGGTTCGCGACGTTTCGGCCTTGGGTCAGAGGTAGCTGAGCGGTTGTTCGGGCGCACTCGGCAGGTGGAACCGCTCGCCGAGTTCGTCCGACCGTGGCCAGTCGACGATCATGATCGTCGCGTAGTTCGGGTTCGCACGCATCCAGTTCGTCTGGATGAGGTGTCCGAACGCCTCGACGTCGTCCTGATCACCCGCCATGCGGAAGGCGACCAGCTGTCGCGTCGACAGGTCGGGAAGGACCTGTAGGATCTTGACGCGGTGAATGAGGTTCGAGCTCACGATCTTCCTCCTAGATCTTGGTCCAGGAACGTGGTCGAGTTCGTCGACCACGAACCTCGCGCAAGATCAGCGGCAGGAGTGCGCGGCCACGCGACTACGTGACGCGCAGGCCAGGCACGGCGGCTTGACCTTGACGCGTTCGCGCACGACCGTGGGGTCGACGCGCCTACCCGCCCGTCGGGGGGACTGGGTTCGTTGCGTGTTGATCATCTACTCTCCCTTGATCGGGTACCTCAGGCCCGCGACCGGGCGGGTTCGTCCGGTCACCAGCCTCAAGCACAAGATCAGGGGGTCACCCGGACGATCACGTAGGTGTTCGTGTAGGTGTTCCACCTCGGGGTGCAGCTGTCCTCCGTGGGGCAGTAGAGTTCCGTCACCTCGCGGTCGTCACGCTTGATCGTCCCGGGGGTGGCGGGTTCGGTCGGGCTCGTCACCGTGGCGACGTAGCCGAACAGCACGCCGACACTCAGCGCCGCGCTGACGATCGTGGCCTTGATCTTGGTCATAGGTCGATGCTCCTTGGGTCGGGTTCGCTGAACCGAACGATCCAGCTAGCGCGGGCGCAGGTGTGCGAGTTCGTCGACACGTGCGCCACGCTAGGTGTTCGTGCAAGTTCGTCAGTTGTCCGCGTAGTCGCAGTCGAGGGCGTGACCGCCGTATGGGCGTGCGCCGTCGTAGCGGTTACCGCAGTCGTCGCAGGTGTCACGACCGTCCGAGTTCAACGCGGCGTCGATGACGTCACGTAACCAGTCGGCGGGTGTGAGTTCGCCGGGTTCGCGCGGCATCAGTGCGTGCAACGCCGGGTCGGCGAATATCTGTCGTGCGATGGGTTCGCCGTCGACGTCGAAGACGACCAACGCGATGTCGTCACGCGCGCCGCCGTCGACGTTGAACGCGTCGACGCGGTACAAGGTGCCACGTGTGTCCGGGTCGTACGGAACGTCCATGATCAGCCAATCTGTAGTCGGTACGTCCAGACCGATACGCGTACGCGACGCGTACCAGTCCGGTCGTACCGGCTACAGACCGCGCGCTACCGCGCGCTGCTGGTCCAGCGTCCGAACGGCGGACGGATCGATCCGACTGGTAACGGCGGACGCGGTACGCCGCGTCGTACGGCGCGGTCGCGCCGGTCGGATCGGTCGCGGTCGCGGACGCCGGTATTCGACGTCGGTCCAGTAGATGTCGGTCGGACGCCAGGCAAAGTCGTCCGTACCGTCTACGTCGCGGGTCGTGAACGCGGAACCAACCGCGTACGCGCGTAACGTGGTCATGATCTTACACGCCAATCTATCGGTCAAAGATCGTCGGTCATTGATCAACTGCTGGTAGATCAACTAGCTGGTCTAGATCAACTAGCCGGTCCGCCGTCGCGGTCTGCGGTCCGATCTGGCTGTTCCGTTTTCCGCTGTACCAGTAGTCTAGCAGACGGGTAAGATCAATAGCGTGAAAATCCAGATTTTCAGATAACGGATATGTAACTAACAAACGATCTTGCACGCCCGATGATCTTACACGGGATGCAAGATCATCATTGCATATGCAAACATGATCTTGCCGAATCGGTAAGATCGTTTTTCACAAGATCAACTGCCCAGGTGGGCGTCGGCAACCGCTGATATTATGCGTCCAAGAACTTTGACCCGTGAGCAATGACGACCGCTGATGTTGTGCGTTCAAGAGATCCCAGGTGTGATTAACTTGCCCTCTCCCTCCCCATCTCCCTCCGCCGGTACCCGCGTCCGTACCACCCGCCGTGGACCTCGACGTCGTGGCTGCGCCCGGGCCGCGCTGGTACTCCTCGGTGCGTCGTCCCTCCTGGTCCTCGCGACGTTCCAGCTGGTACGCCGCCGTGGTGCGTGATCGGGTACCGCACCGCACCGCCGTCGTCGACGACTACCGTCCGCCGTATGACCGAGACCAGACGACCCGTCGACCTCACATCACGCTACCGCCGCCCGCTGTGGCTGGACGCCGCCTTCACGCTCGCGCTGGTCCTGGACGCCGCCCTCACCGTGCGCCTCCTGGTCCGCCGGGTCCGTGCGTCGCGTCCGACCCGCGACGCGCCGCGCTAGTCTGCCGCCACCGTCCGTCCCACCCGCCGTCGCCACCTCACCGTGCGCGTCGGTAGAGAGCGAGCCCCCGATGCCCCGCGAGTACGTCCACGCGAACTACGTCACCGTGCGCGCCGGTGACCTGTCTGCCGTCCCGCCGTCCCAGCTGGACCCACACGTCGTGTCCTCCGACGTCGTCGCCCGCGACCTCCTAGGCCGCCTACGCCGCCAGCTGGACGTGCACCGTGCCTTCGAGGCGGCCGCCCGCGCCACGCTGGACGGCCTGGCGACCGACGCGGACGACGCCACCCACGGCGAGCTGCGTCACGCCGTCGACGCGCTGCGCCGCCGGGTGGTCGAGCTGGACCGCTCCCTCGCCCACGCCACCTCACACGCCACCGCCGTCCGCACCGGCGGTGAGGACGGTGACACCGGCGACGACACCGGTGACGACGACGGAGGCGAGGAGAGCGACCGGTCCCTCGGTTCCGGCCTCGACGTCGGCCCCGACCTAGACCACGTGGAGGCGGCCCTCGCCGAGGCCGGCCACCCGGCCGCCGCGACCGACGCGCCCCGGCGCCTCCAGCTCCGCGTCTCCCTGACCTGGGAGTCGGGTGGCGGCCAGGTCGTCCTCGGCGTCGACGGCGTCGCCCCCGACGGCACCCCCGTGAACCTCGGCGGGTACCACGCGGCGCTGGACTGGCGCGCGTCCAACCTCCTGGTGGCCACCGCCCGGACCGCCCGCGACGGCGCGAACGGCACCCCGGCGTGACCTCCCCGCCACCCACCCAGCCGTCGTCCACCCAACCGTCGCCCTCACCGGACGCGTGGCGCGTCGAGGTGACGCTGCCGGACGTCCCGACCGCGCGCCGCGACGAGCTGCTGGACCGGCTGTTCGCGCTGCTGCGCGACTGGGCACCCGCCGACCTGGACTGGGATCCCATGGTGGTCACGCGTCCCGTCTCCGCCGACGAGGTGCCGTGACCTCCGGCCTACCGCCGGGTACCGCACCGGTACGGTGACGCCGACCGGTAGCGTTCCGACCGACGCGACCGACCAACCGAGGACCCGTGATGATCCCGACCCCGACCCCGACCCACCGCCCGGACCCACCGCGACCACGCCGCGACTCGCCGCGCCGCGACGGCCCGCTGGAGGCCCTCGGCCGCCTCCTGCTGCTCGCGCTGGTCGTCGCGCTGGTCGTGGCCGTCCTCGCCGCCGTCCTCGCCGCGTCCTACGGCTTCCGACCCTGACCCCGCCCCGACCTGACACGTCCCACCTGACCCCGACCCCAGGAGCCCCCGTGACCGGCTACCAGCTTCAGTCCGTGCTCATCGCCGTCGCGATCTGCGCGTGCGTAGCCGCCGTCGCCGAGGCCCAGCTGGAGCTGGCCCAGCTGGACGCCGAGCTCAGCACCATCGAGGAGACCCAGCCGTGACCTTGCCTCACGAGCCCCCGCCGCCGAACCCGCTGGCCGGGCCCGCGCCGGACCCCCGCGTCCTGACCGCCGGCGAGCGCGATCGCCTGGACGAGCTGCGTGACTCGCACGCGTGGTACCTGACCCAGGGACGCGACGACGCGCGCGTGGGAGATCTGCTGCGCGTGCTGGACCGCCTAGCCTCGTCCCCCGAGGAGCCGTCCCCCGACGACGTCCACCGTCACCTAGTCGAGGCGAACGCCGACGAGGAGTCCCCGTGACCCAGTCTCCCGACGCCGTCCGACTCGCCCAGCTGATCAAGGACCTGTGGTACCTGTGGACGCCTACGTCGCGCGGCCACTACCCAGACCTCGTCGTCACGCTGGGTGACGGTCGTCACGCCGAGCTGCTGAAGGTGACGTACGAGGACGTCGCCGACGTGCTGGTGCTGCACGTCGAGGAGCCGTCGTGACCGCCCGGACGTTCCTGCTGGTCCTCGGCCTCGTGCTGCTGGTCGCGAACCTACCACCGGGAGCGACGCCGTGACCCCCACCGCCGCCGACCCACCGCCGGACCCGACCGGCGGCTACGAGCCCGCCACCGACGCGCACCGCCCGCGCCCGGACGTTCCTACCCAGGCGGCCGTAGCCGCCGCCCGCGACCTGCTGACGTCCGGCGACGCGCCACGCGTGCGCCGTCCGACGGTACCTCCGCCGCTCCCCCGGACCCGGCCGAGCGGTCCCGCCGTGGACCGGACGTCCGACCTCGGCGAGGCGGTCGTCACCGTGGTTCGGTGCTACGCGTCGCCGCTGCGACTGGTCCTGGACCACGCCCGGGTGTACCTCGAGGACGACGAGCACGGCCCCGGCAGCTCCCTGCTGGAGCTGGACCGCGACGAGGTCCACGACCTGGCCGCCGGCCTGGTGCTGCTCCTGGGCGAGCTGGACCGCGCGACCCGCGACGACCTAGGAGGAGACCCACCGTGAGGCTGATCGACGACGTCCGGACGCGCCTGCGCGCCGACGACGACCGCGTCCCACTGGTGGAGCGCCGGCTGCTCGGCGCGCGCCTGGGCCTGACCGGCGACGACCTGGACCTGCTGCTGAACACGACCGTGACCGACCTGCTGGAGCTGCCGGCGTCCGTGACGCTCACCAGCGGGGCGTCGCGGCTGCTCGCCGAGCTGGACGCCCACGTGGCCCGGGCCCACCCGGTGGACCTCAGCTACCCCCACGACCGGGAGGGCGAGGACGCGCCGCCCGGCGTGGTCGTGGCCACGGTACCCGTGGGCGACGACGACGACGTGCTGCGGCTGACCCTCGAGGACGGTGCCGTCTACGTGCCGTACGGTGTCACCGGTGGTGACCGACCGCTCGCCGATCGCTACGACGCGGACGACGCCGAGGCCCTCGCCTACGCGCTGCTGCGGCTGGTGAACCTGGGCCGCGCCCAGGCCGCCGACCGCGACCCGGGCCGCGCCGAGCTGGCCGCCGCCTACGCCGCGCACCGCGACGGCTCGCTCCGCCGCCGCGTCGAGACCGAGCTGGCGGAGGAGCTGTGACACCGGAGCTGCGCGTGTGGCTGGCTACCCTGCTGGACGCCGTCGAGAACACCGACGACCCGGCGTACGTAGGCACGCTGGTCTCGCACCTACGCGGTGAGCTGTATCGGCTGCCGCTGACCGACCCCGCCGACGAGGAGGAACCGTGAGCGACTACCGCCCGTGGCGTGAGGTCCGCGACGAGGCCGCGCGGCTGCGCGCCGCGCACGACGCCGGCACGTGCCCGGGTACCCCGCACCGAGGTCACGCGTCGTCCGACGCGTCGTGCCCGCTGGAGCGACCGGATCTTAAGTTGCTGGCCGCCGAGCGCCTCACCGACCCGCGCGACCGCTACGACCCGCTGGCCGATCACACCGACGCGGCCGGCGTCCTCCACCGCTACCGGCACGTCACCGACCCCGGACCGGCGGGCCGCCTCGGCTGGTACCACCCGGCCGGCGTCACCTGCGGGGACACGACGTGCCCCGGTAACGACGAGCTCCTGGAGCGGCTGGACGTCACGTCGACGAACGTGGTGGAGACGCGCCTGGTCGAGGCCGACCTAGGCGCGCGCTACCGGTATGGTCACACATACGAGGCGACGACCGGCGACGGCGTGCGGGTCCGGCTGGTGCCGCACCGCGTCCGCGTGTTCTACCGCCGTCCACGTCCTGACGCCTGCCCGCTGGCCTCCGACCCGTGGGTCGTCACGCAGGTGATGGTGATCGGCCGTAACCTGACCCGACTGGTGCGCTGGGACGCGCACGCGCGGTTCTGTCGCCTCGACGCACACCACGTGTGCGGCTACCCCCGGCCGTCCGAGCGGCAGCGGTCGTTCACCGACCTAGCTACCGCGCCCGCATGGGTGGGTGACGTCGTCCGCGCGCTGGCCGTCGCCCGACCGCCGACCACCGACGAGGAGCACCTGTGAGCCCCGCGATCTGCGAGCTGTGCGAGCGGCTGCTGGAGCAGTGCAACTGCACCGGCGACCGACAGGACCAGAAGAAGAACTGACCGACGACGCACCGACGACGACGAGAGGAGCACGACGTGAGTAGACACGACGACGACTACGAGGCGCGGATGCGCGAGGACGCGCGCCGCGAGCGCGACGCGATCATCCAGCGGAACGTCGAGCTGGCGCGCGAGCGGTACGAGGAGGAGCAGCGCCAGCGGCGTGAGGCCGAGGAGGCCCGCGAGCGTGCGCGTGTTAGGCGCGAGCACGAGGAGTCCCTGCGGGCGGCCAGGGAGCTGGCCGAGCGCGAGGGCCGTGAGTTCCGGTGGGATCAATGAGCAGCCAGGACGACGCGCTGCGGAAGCTCGAGGAGGAGCGTCAGGCCGCCGCGAAGGCGGCGCGGGAGGCCGAGGACGAGAGGGAACGCGAGCGACAGCGGGAGGTGGCCGAGCACCGGGCCCTGCAGCAGGCGATGATCCAGGCCGCCGCCGAGGAGGAGCGCCGACGCCGGGAGGGCCGCTAGGTGGCACCGGTCGACCCCGACCGACCGCGCTACCGCGTGCTCGCCCAGCCGATCTACGACCACGAGCCGGACGCGCGGCCCGAGCACCCGGACGGTGCTGGTCACGACCGCGACTGCGCCGCCGGCTACGAGCTGCTCATCTACCGCGTGGACCGCTACACGCCGGCTCCCAACGAGGTCCTCGGCGTCACCCAGACACCGGGTCGCGACGCCGGTGGGTTCCGGACCACGAGTGCCCGGCAGGCGGTGTGCGACTACGTGCGGCTGCGCTCCGAGCCGCTGAGTAGCCGGATCGAGCCGTCGGACGTCGAGCTGTACCTACTGGTACCGGAGGAGCTACCGTGAGCCCCGCCGGACGACGCGTACCGTGCGTCTGGAGCTGCCCGTGCCTGTGTCACGATGGGTGGGGAGGTGCGCACCCGAACCGAGACTGTCGCGACCGAGGAGGTACCGTGAGTGAGAAGGACGAGCTGTACCGCGACCCGCCGCTGACCACCAGCGTGGACGACGTCGTGCACCGGCTGGATAGGTTGTTGGTCCGCGTCCGCGCGGGCGATCCCGGTCGTGCCACCGGCGGCCGGCGACCGATCGTGTTAGATCCCGCGCTGGTGGACGACCTGTACGACCGACTGCGCGACCTGCGCGACGCGCTCGAGGAGGCCCCGTGATGTTCAGCTCACGCGACGACTACGAGCGGGTGATCAAGCTGCTGCTCGCCGCGCTCCACAGCTCGGCGTCCGCGTACGACACCACGCCGCTGCTGACGTACGACGAGGACGCCGACGGCAACCCACGTGTGACGTTCACCGACCGTCAGTTGACCCGGTCCGATCGCTACCGGCTGGACGTCACCCAGCGACCCGACGGACGTCACGCGCCCGCCGAGCTGGAACTGCGCCTACTGCCGGACGACGGCTGGGCTCCCGGCTACCTCGACGAGGAGGATCCGTGACGAGTCCGCTACCGTCGTCTGGCGGTTCACCACTGACCGCGACGTCGCTGGAGTTCGAACGACCGCTGCTCGGCGTGGGTACGCTGCGGATGTCGCTGCACCTGGCGTCGGACGTGGACGTGCTGTACGTCCAGCGGCGCCTGCTGGAGGTCGTCGAGGAGCTCAACGACGGGTACCTAGCGCACCGTGCATGTGAGGAGGATAGATCGTGAGCACCACCGTTACCGTGGGGCACTTCCTGCTGGGCTTCGGCGCGTCCGTGACGTTCGTCTCGGCCGCGCTGAACATGGCCACGCACGACGGAACGGCCGTCCGCGCGATCGGTCGTGCCGTCAACGCCGTCGTGGGCCCGCTGACTCGGCCGGTCCGCGCGTTCCACCGGCGGCTGGGCGAGTCGCCGGTCGCGCGGTGCGCCCGGCAGAACGCGCACGTGCCGCGCTGGGACAACTACCACGAGCGCTGCGCGCGGTGCGGTCGGATGCTGCTCGACGTGGTCGTCGACGACGTGGGTACGGTGCGCGAGGAGTGGGTCTACCGCGACGACCCACGGATCGTGCCCGAGCCGGTGTTGCCGCTGAGGTCGCCCTCGGGAGTAAGCACGCTCGCCGACGACCTCCGACGATCGTCGAACCGGTTCGTCGAGGCGTGGGTCGCCGAGGCGGGGCGCGCGCTCGACGAGGCGCGCTACGCACGACCGATCGAGTACGGTCGCCGGGTCGACCCGCTGCGACGTGTTCGGATCGATCGTGATCGCTAGGAGGTACATGAACACCAAGAGCTGCCGGTGCGCGCCGGTGCGCGCCGGTCACCACCACGTGGGCACCAACTGGTACGAGCGTTGTCCCGAGCACGGGATCGGTACCGACTGGTTCGAGGAGCACATGCGCGAGCGTTACGAGTCGTTTCGGCGACGCGTCTTTCCGACGCTGCCCGCCAGCTGGACCGCCGAGGACGACCTCGTCTAGGTCCCGAGAACGGTGACGACGAGCGGTAGCGTAGTCACGTGACCGTCGTTACCCTGACCGCCGCTACCGACGCCGGCAACAACACCGGCGTCCTCGTCCTCGTCCTCGTCGGACTCGCGCTCTGGCTCGGCCTACGCGTGATCGGTCGGCGGGCGCGCACGTGCGCTCGTCACGGACACGTGCCCGATCCCGACACGATCGGCAGCTGGAACGAGCGTTGTAGACGCTGTGGAGGAAGGATCTCGTAAACGAGAGCGCGTCACACCTCGGCGTGTCCGACGCGGGTCCGTCACCGACGTGGTGACGACGTTCGATATGATCTATCCGTCGCGCCGCCGTTCGATCGGAACTGAACCTCGACCGGTCGTCCTTCCCCTCGGCGGCGCGACGCGCCGGGGTCGCGGCGTGCGGTATCATCCCGCCGCACGCCGCGACCGACGATGATGATGATAGGAGCTCCAGGTGTTGAACACCTTTCTTCGACAGACGATCGGAACCGAGGTGCCGTCGTGTAAGAAGGAGGACGGCAAGGTCGTCGAGAACTGCGGTAAGTGCAGCTGTAACGACTCGGGCGTATCGCACAGCTACAGCATGGGCGTCTGCGTGGGCTGCGGTAAGATCTCACCGGGTAACAGGTAGGTCTCATCGCGACGTTACGTTGCGATCGTATGATCGAGACCTAGAAGAGCGAGTCTGACCACGTATGTGTACTAGACGGTTCGACGACGGCCTTGACCCACCTCAGTGGGTCAGGGACGACTGCATGAGGTGCGACTGTTCCACGAGGCAGAGCAGCCAGTACGGGAACCACAGCCCCGGTACCGTCGACAAGGACGGTAACGTCTTCTGCGAGAGCTGCGGGAATAAGATCTAGGACCACCCAGGAGGATGACCGATGACCGACGCCACCGACCTACCGTTCTTTCCGCCCGACGTCCGACCACGTCGCTGGCCGGTGACCAGCCACCCGACGCTCCACGGCTCGGGCGTCACGCGACTCGACTCGATGCAGGGCCAGGACCTGATCGTGATCCTGGACGGTCGACCCGGCGGTAACGCCGAGGGCTCGCCGCTGTGTCAACTGGGCATCCTCATGGACCCCGGTAAGGTGTCGACGCCGCACGTGCACGACGAGACGGACGTCTACGTCCGCCTCGAGGAGTGTGGACCGCAGGGCGTCCTGACGCTGTACGGCGACGCCCTCGAGAACGAGGAGTGGCTCTTCGCCGGTGGGACGCTCTGGCTGCCACCCGGCGTGCCACACGTCGCCGTCTACCCTCGGCTTCACGACGCACCGACCGCCGTCGGGATCGAGACGCGCACGACGCCGGACCCGTTCGCGGACGTCCGGCCGCTGCCCGAGTTGTGGGGCTCGCTGGCACGTAACCTGAACGTGCTGTCGTTGTACGACCACGTCGACGCACCGCCGGCCGCCGGTGACGCGTGGCAGGTGCGTGCGTGATCACCGCGACGTTGTTCCAGCTGCTGGGGGTCGTCGTCGGTGCACTGGTGTGCACCGGCGTCGTCGCGCTGGGGCTGACGTGGTTGTCGAGCCTCGACGAGTTCGTGGCACGACCGAACCACGACCTAACCGGTCTCGTGTACGAGGCGCTCAACTACGGAGGTTACCTGTTCGTGTGTCTCGGCGCGGCGGGATTGCTCGGCGTCGCACGTAGGTTGGCGGTGTGGCTCTAGGACGTCACGTCGTCGCAGCCGCCACTGATCTGCCTAACCTCGTCGGTACCGTCCGTGTAGTGGATCGTCGCCGTGCACGTGGTCGTGTCCACGTCCAGCGCGGCGACTCCTCGACGGGACAGCCCGAGCCGCGCGGCGCGCTCGAGGCTGAGCTGTCGGTCCAGCGCGTCGATGTCGCGTCGAAGGTCGCGGATCTTAACGTTGAGCTCCGACAGCTCGGCGTCGTGGTCACGGTTGAGCCGCTCGATCGCCGCCGCGTGAAGCCGGTCCTGCCGGTCCAACGCGGCGGCGTGTGCGGCCTCGACGCGCGACTCACGACGGATCAGGATCACGATGATGACGACCAGTAGACCACCGACGCCCCAGCTGGGTGCGTACTGTAGGACGGCGGGTAAGATCGTGTCCACGACACCTCCGATCGCTCGTCACGAGGGTCGCGACGTCGTCAGTCTGTCAAACGGACCGTGTGATCGTGTTCGTCACAATGACGACGATGCGTCGTAGTATGATCTATCCAGCAACGACGACCGACGACCTGCCACCGGTCGAGATGACCAAGGGGAACGAGTGACCGACGACCGCTACGACGGGGATGACGCCGACGAGCACGCACGTACGCACCCACCGACGTGGTCCGACCGCGTGACGACGCTGCGCTACACGCTGTGGCCGACGCTCTACGTGGACGAGCACAGCGACACGTCCGACCTACTGTGGCAGCAGGTGCTCGAGCAGCGGGGGATCCGCAGCTGGCTCGCTGCGCTCACCGTCGTGCTTCTCGCCGTCGGTGCGCTGCTGCTCGCCGGACTGGTCGTGCTCGTCGCGCTGGTCCGCTGACCTAGGAGGAACGACATGAGGACCACGATCGTGGCGCTCGTCGCGCTCGCGGCCACCGTCGCGCTGTGCGCGCGACTGCTGCGTGAGCTCGCCGAGGCCGCGCACGGCGACGTACCGACCGTGCTCGACGACGTCGAGGAACCGGACGACGTGAGGTCGTACGCCTCGCCGTCGCACGGCTACCTGCCGACCGAGGCCGACGTGCTGAGCGGACGAGTAGTGTGATTCCCGAGTACCAACGCGGTGTGACGCTGGCGGGCTACGACCAGGCGTACGAGGTGCAGCAGCGACGACGTGCCGTGTTGGCCGTCTGCTGGCTCGCCCAGGACGCCGACGACGCCGATCACGTACTGGAGGTACTCGGACTGCGACCGCACGAGGGACGACCGACGAGGGACGACCGATGTTCGTGACCAGGGAGACGCTCGAGCAGCTCGACGCGTGCGACGACTACCGCGACGCGTTCGACGTCCTGTTTCCGAACGGTGCGCTCGTCACGCCCGAACTCTGCGTGAAACACAGCGACAGCTTCCAGTGGGGGTGGGCCGTCGAGGAGCTGCTGTCCAGCGACGGGCAGCGTAGGTTCTGGCAGGCGTTCAGCCCAGAGACCGACGCCGAGGTAGCCGTGCTCGACCGACGTCGTGACAGGATCAACGAGGACTGGCGGACGTTCGTCACCGAGTGGTCCGCCCACCACGGCATCGACGCGAGTCGCATGTACTGGCGAGAGTCAGCCACGTCAGGTGCGACTCACGAGTACGACCAGCAACTTAGGAGGCGACGCCACGCGGGTGCGCTCATCGAGCGAGACCTCACGAGGATCCGCGCCCAGCTCTTCGGCGAGCTGGCCGGTACCTACGAGGCCAACCGTGTGCGCTGGGCGACCGAGGAGACGCGGCTCGACGACATCTACGACACCGAGGCGTACCTGACCACCGAGACACCGACGACGGCACCGACGCCGCCGTCCGACCAAGAGAAGAACGAACAAGGAGAGTTGACCACATGAGAATGACGCAGGACACACTCGCGAACCTCAATGCGTGTGGGACGTACCTGAACGTGTTTCGTAGCGAGTTCCCCGAGACGGACGAGCGGTACGTCGACGGCGTCGAGATGACCGCCGAGGTCTGCGAGTCCCGCTACGACAAGTTCGACTGGTCCTGGGCGTCCGAGATCATCCTGTCCTCGGAGGGCAACGCCGAGTGGAACAAGTTGACCCGGACGCGCAACAAGGGCATGACCGACATCCGCAAGGAGCAGGACGAGGCTCGCGAGGCGCACGACGCGACGATCAAGGCGTGGCAGACGAAGCACGAGCAGCCGTACGACTACCCGTCCAGCAGCGCGACGCGCGCTGCTCACGACGAGTGGAACGAGCTTCAGCGGTCGTGGTCCAAGGTCGAGGCGGAGTTCGAGGACCGGCGCAGCAAGCTGCGTGCGACGTCGTTCGGTCAGCTCGCCCAGGACGACAAGAACCTCTCCCAGCGGTACCACGACGCCGTCAAGCTCGGGATCACGCGACGTTACCAGCGCCGTCGTGAGGAGCTCACGCTCGTGGAGCGTGAGCTGGAGAACGTCCTGTACGGCATCCGTGAGAACGAGTCGCGCGTCGTCCGGCATCAGCGCGAGGTGGACCGGCTTACCGAGCAGCGGCCGGCCATCGAGGAGCGACTGACACGGCAGCGCGCCACGTTCGCGAGGTTCGAGGTCGAGCACACCAAGGAAGAGGCCGAGCGTACCGCCCGCGAGGCACAGCTCGCCGCCGAGCGCGCCGCGCAGGCGGCCAAGACGGCGCAGGACCGGATCGCCGAGATCGAGGCGAAGGCCGAGGCGGCCGTCCAGGCCGTCGCCGCGCTGGACGCGAAGGCGACCGCGACCGCGACCGACGACGCCCAGGTCACCGCGTAGCGTGTTCGGACGAGCACGTCGCGGCAACCCGCTCGACGTAGACGCGTCCCGGTTTCGGCAGCCCAGCCGGGACCGGGACGCGTCGTCGGGTAAGCAGGAGTTCACGGTCACGTGCGACGTCGGTGGCTTCGGTTCGGTTAAGATACCTTGGCTGGGGGTCGACGAGGTCGATGCCGGTAACAGCTTTCTCGACTACCTATTCGACGACGAGGCGTACGGTGACGTCGAGGGTCGGCACCCGAACATACGAATGTTGTACGTTCGGTTCAACGGTCAACCGAAGCTACTTACGTTCCGAACCGACTGGATCGCGGGCTTCACGGTACACTAGGAGGAGACGTCGTGGCCGATGACCACGTCGACGTACGGATCACCGGCACCGAGGAGCAGATACTCGGGGTCGAGAAGACGCTCGGAACGGACACGATCTACAAGCTGGCCCAGGCCGCCCGCACACACGACGTCATGATCTCGATCACCGTCACGCCGTACGCGGACGACGTACCGGAGGAGACGGATCGTGGTCCAGACGAGCGCTAAACCCACGGTACTACGACGCGTCGTCCGAACGTTGCTACTGACGTTCACGACGGTCGTGGTCGCGCCGCTGGTGCTGCTCGGCGCGTCGCTGCTGGGATTGTACGCCGTCCAGCTCATCTGCGAGCTGCTCGACTGACGTAGTTGACCGACCTACCGACCGGAGTCACGATGCCAAAGATTCGACTAGCCCCACTACCTGCCGACGACGTCCCGATCTGGGATGCGCTGGTCGCCGAGCTCGGCGACCCACGACCCTACGAACCGACCGAGGTCGGTACCGTCACCGTCACCGACGAGCCGTGCGTCGACGACGGCGGCTTCGACGACGCGTTGACCGACCTCGACGACGAGGTCGAGCGGTTCTGTCACTACGCCGATGAGCTCACCTTCGACGCGAGCAACGAGCTCGACGACCTCGTCGCCGAGTTTCAGCTCAAGCACGGCATCGTCGTGCTTGAGCGCCTCGTCACCTCGACCGTCGGCGACGCCACGATCATGGCACCGGCGCTCGGCGTCCTCGACCAGCTGAACCACCCGATCGACCAGACCCAGGAGCTTCCGAGATGGCCGTCCTGATCGTCCTCGCGTTCGTTATCAGCGTCGCCATCGGCGCCGTCGTCCAGGTGCTGTCCGACCAGTACCCACGCGGTCGGACGTCGCCTCGCGATCGACTGCTACGAAACAACCCGGCGCTGGTCGGACGCGACGTCCGCTGGACGCGCGCCGCGCGTCGCGTTCGGTTCGGTCGACTGACCGCGTTGGCGGTCAGCGTCGCGCTGTACGTCGCGTTCCAACGTCCGGCTACGCCGACCGTCGACGCTAGATGATCTTGAACGTCGTGCCGACGACGACTACGATCGTCGTAGTTGATCATCGACACGAGGGACGGGATCGTTGACAGATGACTTTGACGTTGATGAACTTGACGGTACCGGCGCGATCGAGCCGAGCGCGAGTCAGCGTGGATCGGCGAGGGTGCTCTACAGCACGTTCGTGGCGTTAGTTCAGGCTGGGTTTACCGACGAGCAGGCACTCGCCGTCGTCGTCGGTATGATCCACTCGGTGGACGACGTGATCGACACCGAGCGGTAGATGACCTGCGCTGGACGCGTCAAGCCGTGCCGACAACCTGACATTGAGACACGGTAAGGCCGTTCGGAGGGATTCGTATGTCGGTATTCTTGCCCTCTGACATGAACGCGTCCTGCGCGTCCAGCGCACCTACCACCGCGTGATCGTCACCAGATCGATGACGCGTACTGCTATGATTATCTCATAACAACAGAACGACGTCGGACCGCCGATGCGCGAGGTACCCCCAGCTCGTGCGTCGGTTCGTCGGCCGCAGACGGCCTCGTAACCTGGCAGGGCGAGGCGGTCACCCCGGCGGTCGACCGCGTCTCATCGTCTAAGCGAAGGACGGCGACCAGGGACCGCAGCCTGGTCGACGGTCTGGGGCTCGAGGCCCCAGTGAGACGCACCTAACGTGAAGGAGCAGTGAGATGGACTGGGCGTTCTGGGTCGGTACCACGATCTTCGTCGGTACCGTCGGTGGACTGTTCTGGATGCGGAACCATCCTCTGGTCGACGAGCACGGACGTCGTCTTCCATCGCTCGACCGGTCGACGCGCGCCGTCCTAGACGAGCTGCTGGACACCGACGACGCGCCGCGCTCCGCGTACGAGCTACGTCGACGTGTACGGTTGACGCCGGACCGCTTCAACGACCTGATGGGTCGCATGACCCTCGACGGCCTGGTCAACTGGCGACCTCCGCACAGCGTGCTCGGTAACCCGATGATCGCGCCTCACGGTCGTTATGAGTTGACCAGGGCTGGGATCGCTAGGGGTCTCGGACTCGACCGCGCGGTGGGGCGCGGTCGACACCGCGCGTAGCGCGAGGTCGGACACCCCGGTAGGACCGGTACTAGGACGCTGACGAGCGCGTCGTTCGCGACGAACGTGCTCACGGGGTGGTTGGGCGTTCTCTACGCAACCTGGTACCGGTCACCTCGCGCTACGCTGCGTCGTTCACAACCCCGTGCTAGGTGCGTCAAGCCGTCCCGGTAGCTGACATTCAGGCGGTAAGACTCGTTCGGGAGCTTCCGAAAGACTAGGTACCGGGCCCTCCAGCTCCTGTTATGAGCGTCTCTGCGCACCTAGCACATTCCTCGCGTTACGCTGACGAGCATGACCAACGAGCGCGACGTGGCAGCGGCGACCGCCCGCGCGTTCGAGCAGTACATGCTCCGGCCGCCGGAGTGGAAGCCGCACCCGCACCAGGTTCCTCCGGAGGGGGACTGGTACGGCTGGCTGTTGCTCGCTGGTCGTGGTTCCGGTAAGACCGACGCGTGCTCGAACTACGTCGCGAACCACGTCAAGGGACCGCCGTGCCTCGGCGGCGCGGCCCCCCACTGGATCAACATCATCGCGCCGACGCTCGGTGACGCCGTCACCGCCTGCTACAGCGGTCCGTCCGGCATCCGCAACCACAGCCCCGACGCGAAGATGGTTCAGACCGCCGGTGGTACCATCATTCGCTGGCCGAACGGCAGCCAGGCCAAGCTGCTGGGCGCGTCCAGTCCTGAGGACGTCGAGCGACTGCGCGCCGCCGGTAACTCGTGTGTGACGTGGGCGGAGGAGCTCGCCGCCTGGCGCTACCTAGAGCAGTGCTGGCAGCAGATGCGCTTCGGCCTCCGCTCCGGTCCGCGACCTCACTGGATCGGCAGCACGACGCCGAAGCCGCGACCGCTCATTAAGAAGCTCGCCAAGGAGACGCCGCACAACGTCGTCGTCGTACGCGCGACGACCGACGACAACCCGTACCTAGAGTCGCACGTCCGCGAGGCCCTGTACGACGAATACGGCGGCCTGCAGATCGGTCGACAGGAACTCTACGCGGAGATCCTCGACGAGGACAAGAACGCACTCTGGCGTCGTCAGAACATCGACGACTACCGGATCAAGCCACGTGATATGCCGTCGTTCGGTAGGATCAGCGTCGGCGTCGACCCGTCCGGTGGTGCCGGCGAGCAGGGCATCATCGTCGTCGGCAAGAGCATCAGCAACTTCATCGAGGACGGTAAGATGAAGACGCGGATCCAGGGCTACGTCCTAGACGACCGGACCGTGACCGAGTCACCGGACGGCTGGGGTCGTGCTGTCGTCCGTGCCGCCGTCGACTGGGAGGCCGACGACGTCGTCGTCGAGGTGAACTTCGGCGGTGACATGGCCGTCGCCACCATCGCCGGTGCCGCCGAGAAGCTCGGCATCAACATCCCCGTGCGTCAGACGCGCGCGTCGCGAGGCAAGCGCGTTCGCGCCGAGCCGGTCGCCGCGCTGTCCGAGCGTGGCTACTGGCATCACGTCGGTACGTTCGAGGAGCTCGAGGACCAGCTGGTCACCTGGACCGAGGAGCTCGGCTTCTCGCCGGACCGCCTCGACGCCATGGTCTGGCCGGCGTGGCACCAGCGGATGGTGTCCGCGAGTCTACGTGGTGAGGCGAAGTTCGGTGGAGGTGTCGCCCGCCTGCAGATCGTCAGGTAGCGACGGTATCGTTGCGATCGGCGATACCGTTCACGACACAGTGGGGGACACTGATGGCCGAACACACACGACAACTTGCTGAGATCGCAAAGATCCTCGTCGACACGGCGGCGACGCTGAACGCGCGAGGTTCCGAGCTGCTCGCCATGCTGATCGACGAGCTGCCGCCGGACGAGGAGCCGGCCGCGCTGACCGCCGACGTCGCGGAGGACACCACCGACGCGACGCGCATGACGGCGCTGCTCACCTGGGACAACTCCGGTACCGACAACCACGTGACGATCGACTGGGGCGGCACCGACACCGTCGACGACGACGAGCCGGCGACCGGTACGGCCTCGTTCCAGTACGCGACGGCGGGTACCTACGACATCACGGTGACCGACCTCGAGGACAACACGCGGTACGTGACCGTCGACGTCACCGTGCCGTTTACCGTCACCGGCGCTCCGTAACCAGCACGTACAATACCGCGTGAGGACCTTCCACGTCGTGGGAGGTCCTCATCGTCTCGACGTGAGATCGATAGCGTAGTCTGTCACCGACACCTAGCGGAGGGACGACGATGGCCGGCCAGACCAGCGGTAAGACCCGGACGACGGCGACGCCGGACAAGACCGTCACCGATACGGTGAGGACCGAGACGACGTCGCAGCGAACGACCGCGCCGACTACCGATCGACCGGCGACGACCGACCAGCGGACCGACCAGCCGGCTGCGCCGACGTCGACGCGTCCGGAACCGTCGCGTCGCGTCGCGGTAGACGTCAGCGCGGCGACGGTCGCGACCGCGTTCGCGACCGGCGACGCGTCGCAGTCCGTTGGCTTCGTACAGCACATGCTTCGGTCGCGTGGGTTCGAGCCGGGCAACGTGAACGGCATCGCGGACCACGATACACGCGTGGCGTACGCGCGCTACCAGGAGAGCATCGGTGAGCCTCCGACCGGACTTCCGACCGCGTTCTCGCTCGACTACCTGGGGTTCGACGTCATCGGCTAGGAGGTAACGTGGCGTTCGGCTGGTTGTTCACGCTCGTCGCGTTGACGTCGTACCGTGTGACGCGACTGCTGGTCGTCGACAACTTTCCGCCGATCCTCTGGGTAAGAACTAAGTTAACCGGTGACGACGACGAGGGCGTTCGACCGGCCGCGTGGGTCCCATGGTGGCTCGAGTACCTGGCCGGCTGCTACTGGTGCGTGTCCGTGTGGGTGTCCGGTCTGGTCACTCTCGTTGTAACGTTGGCGAGCGACCTACCGTACCCGCTGCTCGTCTGGGGCGGGGCCGCCGCCGTGGCACCGTGGTTGTCGCACCTTGAGGAGTACCTGACGCGTAGGTAGGAGTGGACATGGCGTGGCCGTTCCGGCGTCGCTCCTGGACCCGTCAACACGCCGCCGCACCGTTCGTCGCGGACCCAGCGGTGACGTCGCTGGCCGACCTACCACCGGTACCTCCCGTCGTGACCGCGACCCAGCCTGAGAGCATGACGGCCGCCGCGCTGGCGCTGACGTCGATGATCGGTGGTCGCCGCGCGCTGGTCCCGCAGTACGAGTCCTGGCAGCGTGAGCTCTGGGACTACTACGACGAGATGGGCGACTTCGGCTACGCCGTCACGTGGCGCTCGAACATGGTCTCGCGCGTTCGACTGCGGGCCGGTAAGATCGAGGCCGGCAACGACGAGCCGACCATCGTCGACGACGGCCCCGCCGCCGAGATCGTCGCCGAGCTTTCGAACGACCTGAGCAGTACCGCCGACCTAATGTCGTCGCTGTCGGTCCACCTGGACATTCCGGGTGAGGGCTGGCTCATCGGTGAGGTCATCAACGGGCGAAACCGCTGGCAGGTTCGCTCCAACGACGAACTTCGTCGTCGGGTCGAGACGTTCGAGGTGATCAGCGAGACGTCCGCGCTCGGCAACATCGAGTGGCGGCCGCTCGCGCCTGAGCACTTCATCGTCCGCATCTGGCGACCGCATAAGCGCTACCGTCACCTGCCGTACTCGCCGGCCAAGGCGGCGCGCTCGGCGATGCGTGAGCTGGAGCTCGCCAACCGTCACATTCAGGCGCAGTACCTGTCGCGCCTCGCGTCGGCCGGCGTCGTCATCTTCCCAGACGAGATCACGTTCCCGGTCCGTCCCGAGTTTCAGGACGCCGTCGACCCGTTCGTCCGCGAGTGGATCGAGACCGCGTCTGAGGCGATCAAGACGCCGGGTACCGCCGCCTCCGTCGTGCCGATCCCGATCCGCGTACCCGGCGAGTACATCGACAAGATCAAGCACATCGACTTCACGCTGAAGCTCGACGAGAAGATCATCGAGAAGCGAGACGCGGCGCGACGGGCGCTCGCGTCGATGATCAACGTCCCGACCGAGCTGCTCTTCGACGCTGGCTCGTTGAACCACTGGGGACTGTGGCAGCTCGAGGAGTCGGCGATCAAGGTGCACATCGCGCCGGACGTCGAGATCATGACCAACGGTCTGACCGTCGGCTACCTTCATCCACGACTGCGCGCGGAGGGCGTCGAGGACTGGGAGGACTGGGTCGTCTGGTACGACGCGTCCGAGATCATCGCGCGTCCGGACCGGTCGAACAACGTGCTCAAGGCGTACGACCGCTTTGAGGTCAACGGTAAGACGCTACGTCGAGAGATCGGACTCACCGAGGACGACGCACCCACCGACACCGAGCTGCAGGAGATGGTGCTGAAGCGACTGGCGTCGAACCCACAGATCGGCTTCCTGGTGTTGCACGAGCTGACCGGTATGCCGCTACCGGAGGAGTACCTGGCGCAGCAGCCGGACACCGACGTCACCGGCCAGCGGAACGCGAACCACCAGCGATCGGACGCGCTTCCGGACCGGGACGACGACTACCAGGAGGGCGACGCCGGCTCGACCGGCGCCGACTCGACGAAGGCGCCGGGTGACGACCTCGACAACGTGGCGGCCCAGGTGGAGCGACGCGACGCGTTCGTGATCCTACAGGCACGATCGCAGCACGTCATGGAGTTCAACGTCACCGGCTGGAAGCTTAAGCACCCGCTGCTGTGTCAGGAGCACCTGTTCTCGTGTCCGTTCACGTACGCGACTCGCGACGGTGTGACGATCCGACCGGGAACGTCGGGCAACTACGAGTGCTTCCTCGACGGCGGCGGCGACGTCCGGATCGGACGTCGAATCTTTGCGCGCGACGACGAGCTGCTGCCTACCGAACCGGAGCGCGTTAATGGCCACCGACGCTAGTCACACCGGCGCGATGATCGCGCTGGTGCCGTCTGAGGCGGATCTCGACCGCCTCGTGGTCGACGGCGGTGAACCGCGTGACGAGCTACACCTGACGCTCTACTACCTTGGTGACGCGGCCGACGTCGACGACGAGGTACGTAGGAGCATGATCACGGCGATCGGTAGCAAGATCACCGATCGCGATGAGCAGCCCGTTCACGCGGTCGCGTTCGGCGTCGCCCAGTGGAACCCGACGAGCGACGACCCCGCGTGGGTGCTCAACGTCGGTGACTCGCCAGAGGGTGAGTCGTTGGGTTACGTCCGTGGTATGGTCGGTGAGGCGCTGTACGACGGTGGGATCGACGTCAAGATGCCGATCCAGCACACACCGTGGCAGCCGCACATCTGCCTCATCTACTCGGCCGATCAGGATCGGCACGCTGACCTACTGCGTCGCCTCGGTGATGTGACCTTTGATCGTGTAAGACTTGCGTTCGGCGGTGAGGTTACGAACCTGCCGCTGGGACGTGCTGCTACCGTAGCCTCGACGTCAGGAGGTACCATCGTGCCGTGGCACATCGTCCAGGGTCACGCCGAGTGCCCCGAGGGAAGCCCGTGGGCCGTCGTGAAGGACGCCGACGGTTCGGTGGCGGGCTGTCACGCGTCCGAGGCCGCCGCGAACGACCAGCTCGCCGCGCTGTACGCGTCCGAGAACGAGGCCACCGTGACCGACTCGATCGCCTACGTCGGTGAGACAGGTCCCGAACTAACCATGCCACCCGTCAGGACGTACGTCACACCCGTCGTCACCAACACGGCGACGGCCACGGTCGCCGCTGCCGAGACGCTCGCATGCGCGACCGACGACTGTCCCGAGGGCCACCGGCGACTGCCGAACGGCGAGTGCCTGTCGCCCGAGGAGTACGCGACGCGCGCCGCGTGGCACGGCGTCCTCGTCGTCGAGGGCGTCACGACCGGCGACGGTCGCGAGTTCGGCGTCGACGCGCTGACCTGGGCGGACAACGCGCTGCTTCGCTGGCAGAAGGAGGGCTCGCACGGCGGCGACCACGACGTGACGGTGTCCGTCGGTCGGATCGACGAGGTGTGGCGCGTCGGTAACCAGGTCCGAGGTCGCGGCATGTTCGACATCGAGTCCGCCGACGGCTTCGAGATCGCACGACGCATGAAGGACAACTTCGCCGGTGGCATCTCGATCGACGCCGACGACATCCAGGACGCCGACGTCGAGTTCGTCTGGGCCGAGAACCCGGAGGGCGTCGACGAGGACGACCCACTGCTGATGCTCTTTGGTCGACCGGAGAAGGTCATCTACAACGGAGGTCGCGTTCGCGCGGCCACGCTGTGCGACATCCCGGCGTTCGTCGAGGCACGCATCCAGCTCGGCGTACCGGACGACGCGCTCATCTCTAGTGTGGTGAGCACGACCATCTCACCGGCCGTCGTCCTCGCGCACCAGACGGAGACGACCGACGGACCGTGGGACGCGACCGCGTGGCGGCGACTTCCCAACATCATGCCGTTGGCACAGGCTCGACAGGCGTACGCCTGGGTCGACGAGCCGGTCGGTGAACGCGTCGGAAAGATCAACTGTGACTACCTACATCACGAGGTTCACGACGGTAAGGTACTCGGCGCGAACCTGACCGCGTGTGCCGTCGCCATCGCCACACTGCGAACCTCGGCGCACGGTCCTGAGGACCGAGCCGCGATCTACGCGCACCTCGCACAGCACCTGCGCGACGCCGGCCAGGAGCCACCGCCGCTGGACGAGACCGACGCGGTGACCGCCGCGATCACGCTGGACGCGTGGCGACCGGAGCGCGCGTGGTTCGAGGATCCGCAGTTCTCGGTGCACACCGGCATCACGGTGACGGACGAGGGCCGCGTCTACGGACACGCCGCACCGTGGGGCGAGTGCCACATCGGTCACCAGCAGGAGTGCATCACGCTACCGCGCGAGGACGCGCACCCGTACTTCATGACCGGTGAGGTCGTCTGCGCCGACGGCTCACGCGTAGGCGTCGGACAGATCACGGTCGGAACCGGACACGCGCCGCTGGGCTACCGCGCGTCGCACGCGGCGGAACACTACGACAACACGGGCGCGGCCGTCGCCGACGTCACCGTGGGCAACGACCAGTTCGGACTCTGGGTCGCCGGTGCGATCCGCCCGTCCGTGGCCGCGTCGCGCGTTCACGAGCTGCGTGCGTCCGGTCGACTGTCCGGCGACTGGCGTCGCATCGGAGGTAAGCTGCGTCTCGTCGGCCTACTGGCCGTCAACGTCCCGGGCTTCCCGCTGTCGCCACCGCGTGCACGCGTCGCGTCCGGAGCACCGCTGGCGCTGGTCGCGGCCGGTGCCGGTGCCGCACTGGGACCGGGTAACCGCATGGTCGAGCTCACCGAGGACGACCTCAACCGCGAGGCGATGCGACGCGTCATGAACGTGCTCGCGACGCGTGTACGCCGGAACGAACACGAGATGGAGGGAGCGTAGCATGTGTAACTGTCGTAAGAGGCGTCGTCCGGTACTGACGCCGCAGGAGGTACCCACACCGGTTCCCGCGACGTCCACCGTCGCACCGGCCGTCACCGCCGGCGGGCAGCCTACCCCGGTACCCTCACCGGAGCGACGTTAGCCTGTTAGTCTGCAACATATAGAGTCAAGCGGGAGTGCCCGCACGCTCTTCATCTAGGAGGTAGGTATGGGCGACAAGCCCGAGGAGCTGGTGCACGTCCCGCAGGACCTCACGCTCGTCAGCGACGCGGAGCTCGAGAGCTACGGGACCCAGGCGGTTGCCGAGTTCGATCGTATCAACGCCATCGCGGACGTTACCTCCGACACCATCCAGTACGGCCTGCGACTCGCCGACGACATCGACCGCGTTCGCGCCGAGGTGGCCGCGCGTAACGCCCGCGTCGCGCAGCAGGCCGAGGCGAGCCGGGCTAAGCTGCTCAAGGATCAGGCGAACCTGCAGGCTCGCGTTCACGGTGCTGACGGCGACGCTACCGGCACGCAGACGTCGCCGGACAAGAGCGCGCCCGTCGACGTCGAGGCCATCGCCGCTGCCGCCGCGCGAGGTGTGACCTCCGCGATGGTCAACGTGCTGGGTGACCGCGTCGCCGGTCGTGCGCTGACCCAGGTGATCGAACGTCCGTCGCTCGCCGACGCACGTCAGTTCGCACCGCAGGGCGCCGAGGCACCGCCGGCTCGACTGTCCGTCACCGCCAGCGTCGACATCCCGGGCGTCGCACGCGGCGAGGGCGTCAACGACCTCGAGCGTATGGTCGACCTGTTCCAGCGCAAGGCCAAGTCGATGCCGGTCACCAGCGGCAACGAGAACTACCAGCTCGTAGCCTCGATCCGCAACGAGTATGAGCACACCATCGACGATCGCACCTCGCCGGCCGCCGTGGACGAGCTCATCAAGCACATTACGTCGAGCGACCGGAAGGACGCGCTGGTCGCGGGCGGCGGCTGGTGCGCCCCGTCGGAGATCCGCTACGACTTCTTCAACATCGCCTGCGAGGACGGTCTCATCGACGTGCCGACGTTCGGCGTGTCGCGTGGCGGCATCTCGTTCCCGACCTCGCCGTCGCTGGCCGACGTCTTCGGTACGACCAACCAGGCGTTCGGTGGGTTCAGCGTCTCGTTCAACAACAGCTCGATCCCGTGGCTGTGGACCGAGGCCGACGACATCGCCACCGTCACCGGTGCACCGAACAAGCCGTGCATCCGCGTCCCATGTCCTACCTTCAGCGAGGAGCGACTGGAGTGTTACGGCGTCTGCGTCACCGCCGGTAACCTCACCGACGACGCGTACCCCGAGGCCACGCGTAACTTCCTGCAGCTGATCATGTCCGCGCACGCGCACGCGATGAACGGACGACTGATCTCGCTGATGGCGGCGCGGTCGACGGCGTCCATCGACACCGGTGGGTTCGCCGTGACCGGACAGCCGGTCTACCAGCAGGTGTACGGCGGTCTGTCGCTCGCGGCTACCGACTACCGCGCCCGCTACGGCATGTGTCAGGACGACGTCCTCGAGGCGGTCGCGCCCTTCTGGGTCAAGGACACCATCAAGGCCGACCTCGCGTGGCGCAACGGCGTCGAGGTGCGACAGATCTCGGACGCCGAGGTCAACCAGCACTTCGCCGCGCTGAACATCCGCGTCCAGTGGGTCAACGACTGGCAGGTGCGCGGCGCCGGTCAGTTCGGTAACGCGACCGCGATGACCGCGTGGCCGACCTCCGCGATCTTCATGCTGTACGCCGCCGGTACGTTCATCCAGGGTAACGGCCTCGACCTGAACCTGGGCGTCGTCCGTGACAGCGTGCTCAACGCCGAGAACGACCACACCGCCGCCTGGTCCGAGGAGTGTCACCTGATCGCCCGCGTCGGCCACGAGTCGCGCAGGTACACGATCAACTTCTGCGTCAACGGTAAGACCGGTGCGCAGCTCGCCTCGACCAGTGGTTGCAACCTGTAGTCGGTAACGTCCTCGACATAGCTACAGCCTGAAGGAGGTGACGTAGGTGGCCGGACCTCGGCAGCTCGTCGACGCACCTACGTTCACCCCCTCCCGGTACGGACTGTTGAGCGTCGTCCAGCGGCCTGATGTGACGTCGCCACACTGGCAGAACGGCGTCACCTGGGACTCACACTGTCCCGAGAACATGGGCGACACGACGTACGACGAGTGCATCGCCACGACCGGTGCGCCCGAGGGCGCTGTGCCGGAACCCTCGGCTAAGACCGCGAACGTCGAACGCTCGCACCGTGGTGCGACGCCGTTCACGGCGTATACGCGATTCGACTGCTCGCCGGTCGGCAACGAGGAGGCTCAACGGATCGCTACGGCCGCGCTCTCGCAGGTCGAGGAGTGGCAGGTCGAGTACACGTTCTGGACCGGTCTCGTCGACGATCGAACGCTGGCGTTTCCCCACTTGGCGTCGACGACGACGGTACTGGACAACGACGGGATCATACTTCAGCCCACGACGTCCACGGCCGTGACCGGGGTGGCGGTCGACGTCGCCACCGGACTCGGTCGACTGGAGAAGGCGCTCGCGGACTGCTACGGCGGACGCGGCGTGATCCACGTACCGATCGAGGCGCTGCCCACGCTGGTGGCGTACGAGCTCGTCGAGCAGGTCGGCGGACGTGACGTTGGTTCGGGGCAGTTCGGTCGACAACTTCAGACGAAGGCGGGCAACCTCGTCGCCGTCGGTGCCGGCTACCCGGGTACCGGACCGGACGGCATCGATCCCGGTACCACGACCACGTGGTTGTACGGCACCGGACCTGTGTTTATGTACCGCTCGGACGTCTTCGTCGCACCGTTTACGTCGGCACTCGACCGCACCAACAACACGGTACAAATGATCGCGGAGCGCACCTACGTGCTGGGGTTCGACTGCTGCCTACACGCGGTGCAGGTCGAGCTCGGCGTACCCAGCTAACCTTGATAGGGAGTTAAGTTATGGCCATCTGCGCGGCCCCCATCAAGGGATCGCACCTGAGGATCGTCGCGGTCGACGACTGCGGGGTTCCCGTCACCGGGGCCGGATCGTTGACCGTCGTCACCAAGGGCTTCGTCCAGGTGGTCAGCGAGCCGGACTACGAGGACGGCGAGGAGTTCGTCGAACGGAACGCGGACGGTGAGCTCTGCGTCAACCAGAAGGATCGACCGTCGCTGAAGCGCTTCGCGCTGACCGTCGACTGGTGTGAGGTCGACCCCGTACTCGCCGCGTACGTCATGTCCGCGCGCCTGCTGGACACCGCGTCGCCGGCCGTCACCGGTACCGGCTGGGCGATGTCCGAGGGCGAGCCGGACAACAAGTTCTCCATGGAGGTCTGGCAGCGCGTCGCCGGCTCCGGCGCGTGCGATCCGTCCGGCGTCCAGCGGTACATCTACAACGCGTGGCCTCACGTCGGCAACACGCAGGTCGGCTCGTACACGATCGAGAACGCCCGGTCCACGCTTCAGTTCATCGCAGAGACGTTCCCCGCGTCCGCGACGTGGGGCGACGGTCCGGGAACGACGTCGTGGTTGCCGGTAGGTACGCTCATCGAGGACACCGAGCACTGGGCCTGGAACATTACCACCGAGCCACCGCCTACCCCGGCGTGCGGCCCGACCACGCTGACGTAGGAACATTATGCCAGAAGCGATCGGAATCACAGCTAGCGCTGGCACCGCAGCAGGCGGAATTACCGTTAGACCACCTAACGTTGTGCTTACTAACGTTGATGCGTTTAACACGTTCTACGTTGGCTTTGCTGACACAGTTACAGTGGGAAATGGTTTTCCCGTACGACCCGGTGACACGATTCATTTTAACGTATCACAAGAACAAACTATATGGGTGATTGCCGCTACCACCGTGATAATTCGCGGCATTACATATGCTGAGGAGTAGGCGTGGCCGTAGGTTGGTCATCTACAGCAGGTAATGCTGCGTTAACGACCTTAATTGGTGATTACGACTGGGTGCAGCTACACGTCGGCGACCCGGGCGCGAACGGCACGGCCAACGTCGCCGTCGAGACCGACCGGGTCCAGGTGACGTGGGGCTCGGTCGCGGCCGGTGCGGTCTCGAACTCGGCGCTGCTTCAGTGGCTGACCGTCGCCGGAAGTGAGGACTTTACGCACTTCTCGGTCTGGACCGCGTCGTCGGCCGGCACGTTTGGGTTCAGCGGCACGATCACCGCCAACGCCGTCGTGGCTGGCGACACGTTCACGATCCCGACGGGAGACCTCGACGTCTCACTAGCGCTCGCGGCGTAGGGAGGCGGATCGTGGCCGTCCGCTTCGACCTCGCGACCGACCGGATCTCGCTGCTGACGGCGATCCCGGACCCGGCGGCCGGAATCACGATCGCCGGTTGGGCCTACGTGTCCGTGGACACGAACAACAACGCGGTGTTCGTCCGGGTTCACGCGTCCGACGGGGCGTCGACGACACTCAACTTCGCGACGGAGTCCGACGGGCTGGCTGGTCCCGGCTACTTCACCGGTGGCGGCTCGCTCGTCGCGGCGACGGGCATGGCCGTCGGTGCGTGGCGCAAGGTCGCGATCACGTGCACCGGAACGACCGGGACCCTCTACGTCGCCACACCGGGTGGTGCTACCGAGGTAGACGGCGGCACGGTCGGTGGTGCGGCGTCCCCGACCGGTCTAACGTTCGGCGCACGTGCGCACAACGACGGCGACGAGCCGTTGAACGGACGGCTCGCGTACTGGCGTCTGTGGTCGGCCGTGCTCACGCAGACGCAGGTCGAGGCCGAGTGGCTGTCGACCACGCCGGTCATCACGGCGAACCTGTGGGCGGACTGGCCGCTGTCGTCCGCCGCTGACCTGATCGACCACTCGGGCAACGGACGTGACCTGAGCGCCGGTTCGACGTCCGTCACGACCGAGGACGGACCTCCGCTGGCGGCCGAGGTGACCGGAACCGCGCAGGCGACGCTCGGTGCGTTGACCGGAATCGCGACCGGCGTGCGCGTCATCACCTCGGTGATGGTCGGACAGCTCGGCGCGCTGACCGCGACCGGTAACGGTACGCGGACGGTCGTCGGTACGTCCGTAGCCAGTCTAGGAGCGCTGGTCGGTACGGCGGTCGGCAGTCGCGCGACCACCGGAACCGCCGTCGCGTCGCTCGGACAGCTACGAGCTACGATCACGTTGGCGGCGCCACTTCCGCCGACCCGACTGCGTGCGTCTGGTCGTGAACCACGCCACCGCGTCGCCGGTCGTGAGCCTAGGAGTGTGATCTAGTGAGGTCGACCGTCGCACTGGGCTCGTTCGTCGTCGGTGAGGTCCCTCCTCCGCTGGAGTACCAGTTCCTCGACGCGGACGGTGTGGCAATCGACCTCACCGGATTCACCACGGTGACGTTTCAGTGGAGCGAGGTCGTCCAGGGGCAGTTCGTCTCGCCGGTCGTCGAGACCGGTTCGGTCACCGACGCCGTCAACGGTAAGGTCACGTACGTCTGGGACGGTGACGAGTTCGACGCGCCCGGCGAGTACGCCGCGTTGTTCTACGTCAACGACGGGACCACGCAGTACGCGTCGATCCTAATCACGTGGCACGTCTGTCTCTCCATCGGGACACCTCCCGACGTGTAGCCGCTACGCTGGTCTCGGAGGTTACACGATGGTGTCAACGTATGGACCGTGCGAAAACTGGTCCGTCCGCTGGGTCTGTGACGTGTCCTGCGAGTCGCCTACCGTCACCGGCGAGGCCGTCACCCTGGCCACCGAGGTCGTCTGGGCACTCTCCGGCCGACAGTTCGGCCTATGCACCGTGACGCTGCGACCGTGTCGCCGCGAGTGCAACGACGTACCGTGGCCGTCCGGCAGCTACCCGCAGTGGGCCGGCACCAGTTGGATCAGTCCGTCGCTCATCAACGGGGCGTGGTTCAACGTCGTCTGCGGACGCTGTACGACCGGGTGCTCGTGCTCGTCGATCTCCGAGGTGCTGCTGCCCGCGCCGGTGCACAGCATCGTCGAGGTTAAGATCGACGGCGTCGTCGTGTCCGGCGGTGAGTACCGACTCGACGACAACCGACTCCTGGTCCTCCTCAACGGCGAGTGGCCGACCTGCAACGACCTAAACCTAGCGGACACTGAACCCAACACGTGGTCGATCACGGCACGCTACGGCCTCGAGGTACCGGAGGGCGGCGCGTGGGCCGTCGGTGAGCTCGCCTGCGAGTTGATCCGCGCACGAAACGGCGAGGACTGTCGCCTACCACGTAACGTCACACAGCTCGTTCGACAGGGTGTCACGATCCAGTTCCCCAACGTCATTGAGCTGATCCGGGAGGGACTGACCGGTCTATACCTGGTCGACCAGTTCATCTCGACCTGGAACCCGTCTGGTCTAAAGCGTCGCTCTGGCGTGTACAGCGTCGATCATCCACCGCACCGAAGGGCGGGGTCGTAGTGGTGCAGCTTCGTGGGCCTACCGGCTTCTATCAGGTGGCGCAGCTGCTGGTAACCGAGGTCGAGGCCGCGCTCGCCGTCAGCCTCGGCGGACCCGTCGAGCGTGCCTGCGTGGTTCCCGGTGAGATCGTCTGGGACGGCTGCAACTGCGGCCTGCTGGCCGTGTCCGTGCGTCGTTGGTTCGTAACGGACAGCTTTCCGGAGGGATCCGTCGGCATCGGCAACAGCGCCACGATACGTGCGACCCCGTGCGACATGCCGTGGCTTGTCGGTGAGTTGCGCCTGCAGGTCGTCCGGTGCGCGCCGATCCCCGAGGGCAACGCGATCAGCGTCCCGTGCTCTGAGCTGGACGCGAGCGCGCAGGTGCTGCTGTCGGACGCCTACGTGGTGCTCACCGAGACCGTCTCGACGCTGTGCGCGCTCCGCGAGACGGATCAGATCATCGACTACGTCCTCGGTGACCAGGAGACCCAGGGGCCCGCGGGCGACTGCGTCGGCAGCGAGCTGCTGGCGCAGGTCGGACTGATGAGGTAACCGTGGCCGTCAGCATTCGCATCGACGTCAACAACCGACTGATCAACCGACTCCTACGCAGTCCCGCCGGTCCGTTGGCGCGCAACATGCTGACGCGCGGCAACCGCGTTCGACGTGAGGCACGTCGTCGGATCAACTCGCAGAGCGGGGCGCTTGCGCGGTCGATCACCGTGGACGTCGTCGTCGAGAACGGCGGTGCCGGCGTACGCGTCGGCACGTCGCTACACTACGCGCGCTACGTGCACGACGGTACGGGCATCTACGGACCTCGGCACCGACCGATCAAGCCGACGCGTAAGAAGGCGCTCGCGTTCTCGGCGGGAGCCGACACGGTGATCGTCGCCAGCTCGCCCGGCCAGCGGGGCACGCAGTTCCTACGTGAGGCGCTCAGCGCGGCCGGGTAGGACACTAAGTAGGTTAGACCACCTCGACCGGTTACGCTAACTACGTGACTGAACCTACGGCAACCGTCGCCGTCGATGATGAGATCATGGACTTCTCGTCGCCGCGCCGTTCCCTCAAGTTTCGTGTAGACGAGGACGTCTTTGAGGCCGCACCTGACATTGCCGCCGAGCTGATGCTGAGGTACGCCGACATGGTCGAGCGACTCAGCGGCGACGACGCTACCAACGAACAGCAGAAGGAGATCATCCACGCGCTGTTCCGCATGGTGTTGTTCCCGGACTCCGCCGAGCGGTTCATTAAGCGGCTGAGCGATCAGCGTCATCCGATCGGTCAGGTGAAGATCGCTAAGATCACACGTTGGTTGTTCGAGGAGTACGGGCTCCGCCCTACCGAATCGGACTCAGTATCCTTCACTGGGTCCGAGAACCGGGACGCTGGCACGAGCTTGACGGTGAGTACCTAGGACGAGGGGTTGACCTTCGGACGCTGGCGTTCGATCGATTTCTTAACGTGATGTACTACGAGATGACACGGCGACTGGAGCACGACGAGAAGAACCCACGTCGACCACGGCGGGAGCTTGATCAGAAGCTGGAGGTAGGAGCCTGGCAGCTGCCGGGGGGCGCGTACCGTCGACGTCGAGAGACGTCGAACGCACCTACGTGGTGGCGAGGTGATGAGGACGCTTCGCAGACGTTCCTCCACGCGATGGGAGTAGTGAGTCTAACGTGACCTCACCCGGTGGCGTCATCGCGACCGTCTACGTGGACGTACTTCCGACGGTTCGTGACTTCTCGCGGCAGCTTCGTCAGCAGCTGCGTGCGTCGAGTCGTCAGCTTCGAACCATCGACCGCGAGCTGGAACCGGTCACACGTGGACTCGCGTCGATCGGTCGCGTCGCCACCGGCATCGTACCCGGCATCCGCCTGGCCACCCAGTCGCTCCTGACACTGGGTGGACACGCGGTCGTCGGTGGCCTGCTGTCGGCGGCCGGTGCGGCGGCCACGCTGTCTGGCGCGCTCGGTACCGTACCGGCCCTCGGCGTGGCGGCGGCGTCTGTCATGGGTACGCTCACGGTCGGGTTACGAGGCGTCGAGGACGCACTCAAGGACTTTCGTGACGTCGAGGACTTCAACGAGGCGCTCGAGGACCTATCTGAGAACGCCCGTGCCACGCTGGGTGTTCTCAACGAGTTCCGTGGTCAGATCGAGGACTTTCAGGACGCGGTTCAAGATCGACTCTTCGCGGGACTGGAGGACGTCGGTAGGTCGTTGATCGAGACGTTTCTGCCACGTCTGACGTCTCACTTCGGTAACCTCGCCGACATCATCAACCTAGGTGCGAAGGACCTCGCGGCGTTCGCACAGACTGGTGCGACGCTGGCCGACGTCGACGAGGTGGCGTCGAACACCGAGGTTGCCTTTGGAATGCTCCGGCAGGCACTGGTACCGGCGGCCACCGCGTTGCGGGACGTCGTCACGGTCGGCTCACGGTTCCTGCCGCTGATCGCGCTCGAGGTCGGACGCATCGTCCAGCAGTTCAGCAACTGGATCCAGGTCATGCGGGCGACCGGGCAGCTCCAGTCGTTCATCAACTCTGGGCTGCAGGCGCTGCGTCAGGTCGGTCAGATCATCGGTAACCTCGGTAGCGCGATCGGTTCCGTGCTGGGAGCCGCACGTGAGTCGGGTAACGGACTGCTCGACACGCTGGAGGAGCTCACCGGTAAGCTCGCGGACTTCCTTGGGTCCGCACGCGGACAGAACGCGATCAAGGACTTTCTCGACTCGGCACGCGAGGCGGCCAACACACTGACACCGGTCATCGTCGCACTAGGTGACCTGTTCTTCAACCACATCTTTCCGATCTTCGAGCGCTTCGCCAAGGCGGTCGGACCGGCGGTCGCGGAGTTCTTCCTAGCGCTTGGAGACGCACTCGACGTCGCGGCACCAGGCATCGTCGAGTTCGCACGTGGTTTCGCGTCGTTCATCCAGTCGATCATTCCCGCGCTGCCGGCCGTGGCGCAGCTGGTCGGACAGATCGGGCAGTTTGTCAGCGTCCTAGCGATCCGACTCGGACCCATCATCGCGGACATCGTGGTCACGATCAGTAACCTACTGATTCCGATCCTCAACGTGTTGACGGGCATCTTCACGTTGCTGCCCGACCCGATCCTCAAGCTTGCCGTCGTGTTCGCGATCGTCATCGCGGCGGTCGCCGGGTTCGTCACGATCATCCGCAGTGTTCAGGCAGTCACCATTCTGTTTGCTGGTGCTCTCGAACTACTTACCACGAACCTCGGTAGGACACGAGGAGGCGTGACCGGTCTGGTCGGCTTCCTGAGCGGCCCGTGGGGCGTCGCGCTGGGTCTGGCCACGGTCGCGCTCGGACTGTTCCTGTCGTCGTCGAACGACGCCGGTGAGGAGCAGCGGCAGCTCGCCGTCGCGGCGTCCGACCTCAACGACGTCATCCGCGAGCAGAACGGCATCATCAACCAGAACGTTCGTCAGAAGGCCGCGCAGCAGCTCGAGGAGAAGGGCGCGCTTCAGCTAGCTCGTGAGCTGGGCATCTCGGCCAAGGATCTCACCGACGCGTACCTACAGCAGGGCGACGCGCTGGAGGGCATCCGAGGACAGTTGCAGGCGAACATCGCCGCCCTCACGGAGCAGCAGGAGAAGGCTCAGAGCGTCCGGGGTGGACGTGCACGCGCGCTGGAGATCCAGGAGGAGATCGACCGAAACCAGAAGCTGCTTGACCTGCTGAACGGATTGGTCGGTGCGCGGAACGCCGACGCCGAGGCAACACGTCGTGAGGCCGAGGCAGCTAACCAGGCACGTACGCCGATGGAGGCGTGGCGTCAGGTCGTCGAGGGTACCACGTTCGCCATCAACGCGCTCGTCGGCGCACAAACACGCTCGCAGCAACAGCAGCTCGAGGCGCTCAACTCTCAGCTTGGCTACCTCAACCAGCTCGAACGCACGCGGGTCGAGCTAGCCGAGGGCACGATGACCCTCGACATCAACACACAGGCGGGTCGCGACAACCTCGGTTCGATCACGCAACTGGTCGCCGCCGGCAACAAGCGCATCCAGGATCTACAAGGTCAGAACGCGAGTACCGAGCAGATCACCGCCGCCACGCAGCAGTTCCAGGATGAGCTGATCTCCCTAGTGCAGCCGTTCTTCTCGAATCGCGACGCGGCACGTGCGTTCCTACTTCAGCTCGGCCTACTGCCCGACACCGTCTCGGTCACGATCCTGACGAACCTAGGGCAGGTCACCGCAGCCGCGCAGGCGGCGGCGAACGCCATCGCCGGCATCGCGAGGTTCGGCGCCGGTAACCGCGCGCGAGGTGGTCCCGTCCGGCCAGGCGAGTGGACCTGGGTCGGTGAGGAGGGTCCCGAGCTAGTGCGGTTCGGTCGGTCCGCTCGTGTGTTCTCGGAGGATGAGTCAAAACGCATGGTCCGCGACGTCAACTCGCTCGATGGCATGACCACGCGCGGTGCGACGGTGGCGGCGTCCGCCGTCCGCGACGAGCGGCCGATCCAGGTGGACAACCAGGTCGACGTCTATCCGACCGTCCAGGTCTACGTCGACGGCCGTGAGGTACGTGCCGTCGTGCAGAACGTGATGAACGAACGTGATCGAACGTTGACGCGACTCGTGACCAGCAACGCCGGAGGTCGACGTTAGTGACCGGACCACTTGAGCTCGGTCAGGTGCTCGCGCAGGCGCACTCGGCCGCCAACACACCGGCGACGGTCGACTTTCACATCGGTCAGGTCATCTTTTGGGACAGTGACACGGCGACCAACAGCGTTCGTGTGCTCGGTACCATCATGCAGAACCTACCGGTCCTGACGTCCGCCGGCTCGGTCGGTCTGGAGAACGGCATCGCCGTCGGCATCCTTAAGGTGCGGACACAGTACTTCATCCTCGGCCGGATCGTCGACCAGAGCTCGGGGTTGGTCAACCCACAGTTCCCGATCATCCTCTACCCGATCTTCATATCGAACGGGACCGCCAGTACGTTGGGACAGTCACGCGTCAACACCGGTGTCCTGGCCACGTGGGAGGGTCGGATCAAGGTGACGTTCCCATACGTCGAGATCGACGGTGTGTGGGGTAACCTCAGCGGTAGCGGTTCGACGACGTATGAGATCAAGCTCGGTGGCAACACCGTAGGTAGCTGGACAGAGACGACGTTGACCGTGGCACGTCGAGGCCCGTTCGACATCACGGACTACATCGGTCAGGACTGGTTGAAGATCGAGCTCGCGATCACCGTGAGTACTGGTACCGGCGAGAAGGCGATCCAGCCACTGGGTTGCTACTTCCGCGACACGCAGTAGGGAGAAGACGTGGCCTGCTCGCTGACGTACGACGACCAGCTCTCACGCGTGCGGATCGACGCGGATGGACTGTGCGTCACCGGCTACGCTGACACATTTACGCGGATAGAGAGCAACGGCTGGGGCGCCGCCGACACGGGTCAGACGTACACCGTGATCGGCGACGCGGCGTCGAACTACCTGGTCACCGGCGGCGCGGGTCATCACGAAGGTGATACCGAGAACGTCTTCTACAACTCAGTGCTGCCGATCGGCTCACCCGACTGCGACTACCGCGTGTCGTTCCAAACGAACAAGCTCGCCGTCGGCAACGCACAGGTCGTCGAGGTCTCTGGTCGGTTCACCGACATCCTGAACATGTACGGCGTTCGTGTCTTGATCAACACCAACCAGACCATCGAGTTCGACCTACGAAAGCGCGTCGCCAACGTACAGACCGTGCTCGATACCGTCGTCACGTCACTGACACACGCCGCCAGCACCACCTTTCGTGTTCGTCTCCAACTCGCCGGAACGACCCTACGAGGTAAGATCTGGTTGGCATCCGGTACGGAACCCGACGCGTGGACGGTCGAGGCCGTCGACGGCGACCTCACGACCGGCGATAACATCGCACTGCGATCGATGGTTCCGACCGGAACGTCCAACGAACCGATCCAGTACTCGTTTGACGACCTCGACTCGATCAATGTGACGCACGCGGTTGTGGAACGATCGACCAACGGGGTCAACTACACGATCGTGCGTGGTGCGTCGGAGGTCGGTGTCACCACCGGTTGCGAGCTCGAGCGGATCGTCGACGACTACGAGTTTCCCGTCGGTCAGCTGGTGACGTACCGCGTAAGCAGTGTGTCCGAGGACGGGACGACCGTGGCGTCGACGACGTGTCAGATAACCGTGAACCTCGACGACGTCTGGATCAAGAGCATCGGTAGGCCGTTCCTCAACCAGGTGCTCAACTGCGTCGGCAACCCAACGCCGGTAACACGTCGGGCACGTAACAACATCTCACCGATCGTCAACCGTAGCTTTCCGGTGGCGGTGACCGACGTCCGTGGGTCGCGTGAGCTCCCCCTACCGGTGATCACGCGAACCACCCAGGAACGCGAGGACCTCGACCTACTGCTCGCGTCCGGTGACCCCGTGTTTCTTCACGCACCGGCCGGTCACCCGCTGCCGACCATGTACGCGGTGATCGAGGACACCATCGAGGCACGTCCGGTGCGTAACCGGAACTGCGACAACGACTGGCGACTGTTCACGTTACCGCTCGTCGAGGTGGCCGCACCGGGACCCGACGTGGTGGGCAGTACGAGCACCTGGCAGACGGTGCTCAACACATACGCCACGTGGGCCGACGTACTGATGGCGCACCCAACGTGGGCGGACCTACTGGAGTTGATCGGCGACGGTAACGAGGTCATAGTTCCATGAGTAGGCATGCATCATGAGACCGGTAAGCGACGCGTTTCTTCGTACCCTGGCGGGCAGTCACCGAATCTTCTCTCGCGTCAAGGTCCTGACGTCGTTTCAAAGCGGTGTGATGCCGACGGGTACGGAGATCCCGATCGTCGACGGCAACGTGCGCGCCGACGCGGCGTCGGATACCCGAACGACGCTGGACCTGACGACGAGCGGCGACGGTATGTGGCCGTTGCGAACGACGGACCTACTGGCGCCGTACGGCAACGAGCTGTTCGTCGAGCGCGGCGTCGACTACACCAACGGCACGGTCGAGATCGTCAGCCTCGGCTACTTTCGCATCAACGAGACCAACCAGGCGGACGGTCCCAACGGTGAGATCCAGCTGACCGCCAGCGACCGGATGTCGAGCATCATAGACGGCAGGCTGCCGTTTCCGAGGCAGTACGTGGCCGGAACGTCGGTCGAGACCGTGTTCGAGGAACTCGTCCAGGAGATCTATCCGAGCGCGACGATCGAGTTTGACTTCAACGCAGCGGCGTCGACGTTCGACACGGCGCACGTCGTCGAGGAGGATCGCTACGGGTTCCTACACGACGTCGCGCAGTCACGCGGAAAGATCATGTACTGGGACTACCGAGGCGTACTTCGCGTCGAGAGTCCTCCCGACCCGGCCACACCGGTCTACACGATCAACGCTGGACGCAACGGCACCATGATCTCACTATCGCGAAAGTTGACGCGGCAGGGCGTCTACAACGCGGTCGTCGCCAGCGGCGAGGCCACGCCCGATCAGCTGCCGGTGACGTCGTTGGTGATCGACAACAACCCCAACAGCCCGACCTACTGGAACGGTAGGTTTGGGCGTGTCCCACGGTTCTACTACTCACCGTTCATCACCACCGTCGCGGCGGCGACCTCGGCGGCGACGTCGATCCTACAGCAGGCGATAGGGCTGCCGTACAGCATCAACCTCAACGCGGTTCCTAACCCCGCGCTGGAGCCGTACGACGCGATCGAGATCGTCGCACCGGACACGACGGACATCCACGTCATCGACTCGATCATCATCCCGTTGAGCACCAGCGGTGTCATGACCGGTACGACGCGTAAGTTGATCACCTTCACCCAGAACGAACAGCTCGCGTAGCGGAGGACACGATGCCTACCACACCGACGTACGGTCTGCCGTACCCACAGTTGTCCGATCCACCAGACGGTCCCGCGCAGTTCCAGGCGCTCGCCGACGAGGTCGAGGTTGAGCTGACCCGCGTCGACGCGCGGATCGCCAACGGTGAGCAGCTGCTGGCCGGCTTCGCCGCACCGACGCAGACTGGCAGCGGCACGCTGTCGGTCGGTGGAACGGGTGCGACCATCATGACGGTCGCCATCGCGGATCCGGGATTCTCATACTACATCATCGCGGGCGGCTCGATAGGATGGGCCGTGATCGCCGCGACGTCGCCGGGTAACCTCCTGGAGGGATCTGTCACGATCGACTCGACCACCTACACCACGAACCGACTGGCAGGCGGGTTCAGCATCTCACACTCGCTTGGTGCGGGGTTCACGCAGCCGACGCTGGTCGTTCCGGTTAAACGAAGTGACTCGTTCGGCGTTCTCAGCGGCGCACATACCGTTCGACTGATCGCACGCAACTCCGGCGGTACCAACATGACGATTCCGGCGAGTGGCGTGGATACGACGCTGACGGTGCGTATCGTAAGGTCGTAACGTGATCTCCGTACTGCTTCCTACGCGTGGTCGACCCACGAACGTCGCGCGACTACTGTCGTCGGCGTTCGACACGTCCGAGACCGAGGTAGAGTTCGTCCTCTACGTCGACGAGGACGACCCACTGGGTGACCAGACGCTCGACGTCGCAGCGCGTGAGGGCGCGACGGTTAAGATCGGTCCTCGCGTGACGCTGTCCGAGATGTGGAATGAGTGCTGGAAGCTGGCCCGGTTCGACGTCGCGATGCACTGCGGCGACGACATCATCTTTAGGACGCCGGACTGGGACGTCCGCGTCCTCGAGGCGTTCGACCGCTACCCGGACCGGATCGCGTTCGTCCACGGCCGTGACGGCTTTCAGGACGCTAGGATCGGCACGCACGGATTTCTTCATCGTTGCTGGATCGAGACCGTCGGCTACATGGTGCCGCCGTACTTCAGCAGTGACTACAACGACCTGTGGGTGACTGAGGTTGCTGACATGTTGGGACGTCGTGTCTACCTACCGAACGTCTACACCGAGCACATGCATCCGGTCGCCGGTAAGGGTGAGTGGGACCAGACACACCAAGAGCGACTTTTACGTCATCAACGAGATAATGTTGATCAACTTTATCGATCACTACATGCTGAACGTATTAGTGATGTCGAAAAGTTAAAAGCAGCGATTGCAAAACATGAATAAGTTGATCGTAGAGGTAGGTCAACGGTTCAATCGCTGGACGGTTCTCGGTGAGTGTCGTACTAGTCCTACGGCTTCGTTACCTCGTGGACGTCGAGGCGCTAGATGTCAATGTGACTGTGGTGTTATCCGTGTGGTTGCGCTAATTAATCTCTTTGGTAGATCGCAGTCCTGTGGTTGTCTACGTAGTGAAGTAGTAGGTAGATTAAATAGGCAACTTAAGGCTACACAGATCCGAACTCATGGGTTATCACATTCATATCTCTACACGACGTGGCGTGGTATGATGAGAAGGTGCCACGAGGTAGGTAGTACGAACTATGAGTACTACGGGGGTCGTGGCATTAAGGTAGATGAATCTTGGCACGACTTTAAGATCTTTGTCGATTACGTGCTTACTGAGCTAGGTGAGCGACCTACCGGATGTACGCTTGATCGAATCAACAACGAAGGTTGCTACGAACCTAACAACGTACGTTGGGCGGATCGGTCAACACAACGCCGTAACAGTCGTCCACGACGAAGGCGAAGTTAAGTTGGGTACGACTGGGTTTAACTACGCGGGCGCGGTGCGCTACCGACCTGACGAGGTGATCCTCGAGGTGGGTAGCGGCGAGTCGACGTTTCACCTTGCCGAGGTCGGATCGCCCGTCGTGACGATCGACGTGAACGCCGTGACGGCCAACTGGGTGTCGACGTTGGATAACGTTGAGGTACGTCACGGTCGCGCCGAGGACGTGCTTCGTGACTGGAACCGACCGATCGGGTTCGCCTGGTTGGACGGTCACGACTGGCCATACACCGGTAACCTACCTGGGTACTATCACGACCAGCGGGTGCACTACGAGAGCACCGGCCTTCCGTACTCGCAGGACGCGAGTCGTCGCTCACACCTCGCCGTCGCACGACTGATCGTCGATCACGCCCGCGTGATCGCGTTCGACGACACGTGGCGAACCCACGCGTATCGTGCGACCGACGACGGGTGCGGCGAACCGGTACCACCGGCTACGACACCGGCTCCCGCGCTCGCGATGAACGAGCCCATCAACCGATCGACCTGCGGACTGACGGCAGACCACCCACATCACGACGACCCAGATCGCGGCTGGAACGGTAAGGGCGGCACCGCGATACCGTACCTACTGGAGCGTGGCTTCGAGGTCGTCGAGTACGGCCTAGGCCTGGTGGTACTTCGGCGAACCGAGGACGGTGCGACGTGACGTGGACCATCCTAGTGGCGACGCTCGGCCAGCGCGCCGCGCGCTTCGAGCGCCTACTGTCACAGCTGCTACCGCAGACCGAGTCCTACGACGGTGCGGTGACGGTCTGCGCGTTCTACAACCACGGTGAGCGACCGCTCGGCTACGTTAGGCAGGCGCTGGTCGAGCACGCGACGTCGGACTACGTCTCGTTCGTGGACGACGACGACGAGCTGCCGGACTACTTCGTCAAGGAGGTCGTCTCGAGGCTCGGCGACGTCGACTACGTCGGCTGGCAGATGCAGTGCTACGCGAACGGCGTCACCCTAAAGCCGACCTACCACAGCCTGCGCTACGACCACTGGTGGGACGACAACGACGGGTACTACCGCGACGTCAGTCACCTAAACCCGGTTCGCACCGAGCTGGCGCGACGTGGGGACTTCAGACGCGGGGCGCCACCGGAGGACGTCAGCTGGGCCGACCAGGTTAGGCCACACGTGCACACCGAGGCGTACGTCGATCGGATCATGTACCACTACCACGCGTCGTCCGGTGACTCGACGTGGCGTGGTGACGGCGTTCAACGCGTGTGGCACCTACGGCCACACGTGGATCATCCTTACTTCTCCTACCACCCAGAGAGCAGCGAGTGACTAGGACCGTTCTCGTTACCGGCGTCGGTGGCTTCGTCGGTAGTCACGTCGTCGAGGTGTTGCTCGAGCGCACCGACTGGCACGTCGTCGGCGTCGACTCGTTTCGACACAACGGTGACTTCGTCAACCTCGTGAACGCGGCCGAACACGATACGTCGCGCGTCGGCGTCGTCGTTCACGACCTGACGGTACCGTTCACGGCGCGTCGTCTTCGTGAACTTAAGGACCTCGACGTCGACTACGTGATCAACGTGGCCTCACGGTCGCACGTCGACGAGAGCGTCCGCGAGCCGGTCGACTTCGTCCTCAACAACGTCCAGCTCGGTCTCAACGTGCTCGAGCTGTGTCGCGTCATCAACCCACGTCGTCTACTGCACATGTCCACCGACGAGGTGTACGGTCCAGGAGGCGGAGGCACGACCGAGCATCGTCCGTCCAGCCCGTACGCCGCGTCGAAGGCAGCTCAGAACGATCTCATCTGGGCGTACGCGCGAACGTACGACGTCCGCGCGACCGTCGTGGTCAGCGCCAACATGTTTGGTGAACGCCAGTGTGACACGGCCTACGTTCCGCTGGTCGTTAGGTCGCTGCTCGCCAGACGTGAGCTCAACGTGCACTACGCCGGTGATCGACCGGGCGAACGAAGTTACACGTACGTCGTCAACGTCGCGCACCGGATCGTAGACGAGCTGCTCGTCGACGCCGAGCGTGATCAGCTGGGATCGGGTAGCGTCGACTACGTCACGCTGACCGGTCAGCGGCGGATCGACAACCTCACGCTCGCCAGCCGGATCTCGAACATCGCCGGACTTCCGCTCGAGGTACGCGTGGTCCAGGGGACGACGTCGCGTCCCGGGTACGACCCCACGTACGCGTCGCTGGACGACGTGTGGACACCGCGCGTCGACCTCGACGAGGGGCTTAGACGGACCGTGCGCTGGGGACTCGCGCACTACGCCGACGAGGACGACCGATGAACGATCGACTGACGTTAGCCTCACGTCACGACGAGGTGTACGACTGGGCGGGACTACACGTTCGTGACCTGGTACGTGCGCGGCACGGTACCACGGCAACCGTCCTCGACGTCGGCGCGGGACGCGGTAAGTACCGACTGCTGCTTCACGACTACCCAGACGTCGACGCCTGCGAGGTCTGGGCGCCGACCGTCGACGCCGAGAACCTACGGTCGCTCTACCGGTTCGTTCACGTCTGCGACGTCTACGACCTGGTGACGTCGTCGAACTGGAACGACGTGTGGTACAGCGTGGTGATCATGGGCGACGTGTTAGAGCACATGACGGTCGAGCGCGCGACGGCGGCACTTGAACGGCTCGGCGAGCGTAGCACGACCGTGATCGTCGTCGTACCGTACCTCTACCCGCAGGACGAGGAGGACGGTAACGTCTACCAACGTCACATTCAGGACGACCTGACGCCGGAGCAGATGACCGTCCGCTACCCGACGCTGCGGCTGATCGCGGTAGAGACGCGAGGTCACCGTCCGTTTAAGGGCGTCTACGTGAGGAGTGGTAGTGAGTAAGGTCGGCTGGATCGGGCTCGGTAAGCTTGGTGGTCCGTGTGCCGCCGCGCTGGCGCACCACGGATCGCACAAGGTCTGGGGCTACGACGTCCGTGGTACGGACGCGGCGGACTACGACTTTGCCGGGCTGCCACCGGTCGAGTTGACCGAGACGATCGACGACGTGGTTCGAAACACCGGTGGCGTGATCTACGTCGCCGTCCAGACACCACACTCGTCGACGTACGGCGGCGAGGTCCCGGTGCCCGCCGAACCGCGTGAGTTCGAGTACGCGTACCTGGTCAACGCCGTGCGTGCCGTCGTCCAGGCGGCGGATCGACAGCGCAAGGACGTCACGCTCGTCGTGGTCTCGACCGTGCTACCCGGCACGTTCGATCGCCTGCTGCGCCCGCTGGTCGGACCGAGCGAGTACGTGATGGCCGTCTACCACCCGTTCTTCATCGCCATGGGAACGGTCGTCCAGGACTTCATCCGACCGGAGATGACCCTGTTCGGCGCCGACGATCCGACCGACGTCGACGACGTGCGTGAACTCTACCGGCCGATCCACGAGGCGCCGGCACCGATCATGTCCGTCGCGTCCGCCGAGCTGACGAAGGTCGCCTACAACACGTTCATCAGCATGAAGATCGTGTACGCGAACCTGCTCGCCGAGATGTGCGACGCCACGGGTGCCGACGTCGACGAGGTCACCGACGCGCTGGCGCAGGCGACCGACCGGATCATCTCGTCACGCTACCTCCGCGCCGGCATGGGGGACGGTGGCGCGTGTCACCCACGTGATAACGTGGCGCTCTCGGCGCTCGCCCAGCGACACGGACTGTCGTCCGACCTGATGGGCTTCCTCAACGGCGCACGCGACCGCCAGGCCTACCGGTTCGCCGACCTGATCGAGCACTGGCACCGGCTGACCGGCCTGCCCGTGGTGCTGCTCGGCCGGTCGTACAAGCCCAACGTCAACCTCACGGACGGCTCGCCGGCCCTGCTGCTGGCGCACGCGCTGGTCGACCTGAACATCGCGTTCAGTCACTACGACCGCGTACCCATCGTCGATCGACCGGCTGTGTTCTTCGTCGCGACCGCGCACGACGAGTGCGCTAGGTTTCCGTACCCACCGGGCAGCGTCGTGATCGATCCGTTCGGGATCGTCCCAGCGAGCGTCGACACGTCCTACACGTTGGTCACACCGGGGAGAAGGCGGTGAGCGACGTCACGGTCTGCGTGCCGACCATTCCCGCGCGCGAGGACCTACTTCGTCGCGCACGAACGTCGGTCCAGCAGCAGACGTACGCGTGCGACCTGTCCGTCTACCTCGACGAGAGCGGCGACGGCGCGGCGACCACGCGCAACCACGCGTGGCAGCAGGCCGAGACCGACTGGGTGGCGTTCCTGGACGACGACGACGTCCTACGACCGGACCACGTCGAGCTCTGCCGGCAACGTGCGCTGGACACCGGTGCGGACCTGGTGTACCCGTGGTTCAACATCCACAACCACGGGGGTAACGACATCACGGCCAACGACCCCCTGCGCGTACCGGTCGACGGACACTACGTGTCACCCTACGGCGTGATGTTCAACGATGACCTACGACGCGAGCTCATGACCCGCAACAACTTCATTCCAGTGACCGTGCTGGTCCGACGTAGTCTGCTCGAGGACGTCGGTGGCTTTCCGATCCCCGGCACACCTGAGTGGGGGGACGACTGCTGCGAGGACTGGGGACTGTGGCGTCGCCTGCTGAACGTGGGGGCGCGGTTCGAGCACCTACCGCGTCGCACGTGGATCTGGACGTGGCACGGGGCCAACACGTCCGGTCGCTCCTGGAGGAGGTAACGTGAGGGTAGCGGTGTACCCGGCCGACCGCTGGGGATGTGGGCACTTGCGCATGATCTGGCCGGCGGAGGTACTTCGTCGGCAGGGCCACGACGTCGACATCGTGACCGCGCAGAACCGACACCTTGAGATGGTCGTCGACAACCGCGACGACCGCGTGGTCGACGTCCGCGTACCCGACGGCGTCGACGTCGTCGTCTTACAGCGCGTTACGCACCGCTACCTGACGCAGGCCATCACGGTGATGCGTGAGAGGGGTGTCACGGTCGTCGTGGACGTCGACGACGACCTCAGCACGATCCACCCGGACAACCCCGCGTGGCAGCACCTTCATCCTAAGGCGGACGAACGTCGCCTAGGTAGGAACGTCGGCATGCACACGTGGACCCACCTAGGCCAGGCGTGTCGCGCGGCGTCGCTGGTCACCGCGACGACCCCCGCGCTGGTCGAACGCTACGGACACGGGCACGGCGTCGTCCTACCGAACTACCTGGCGGATCACTACTTCGCCACGACACACGTCGACTCGGACGTCCTGGGTTGGCCCGCGTCGCTACGGTCGCACCCGAACGACCCGGCGGTCGTCGGCAACGCCGTCGCACGACTGGTGGACGCCGGCTACGCGTTCCGGGTGCCCAGCGTCGCCGAGGACGTCGGTCGCGCGTTCGGGCTCGGCGGTGACGAGGCCGTCCAGCGCGTCGAGCATACGGTGCCGCTGTACGACTGGCCGGACGAGCTGGCACGACTGGGCGTCGGCATGGCGCCGCTGGCCGACACGAAGTTCAACGCGGCTAAGTCGTGGTTGAAACCACTCGAGCTATCGGCCGTCGGCGTGCCGTGGGTCGGTTCGCCGCGCGCCGACTACGTCCGTCTTTATCAGCTGGGCTGCGGCGTACTGGTTGATCGACCAAAGGACTGGTTTCGCGTGCTGAGATCGCTGCTGACGGACGAACGACGTCGGTCTGAACTGTCGGACGCCGGACGCGCGGTAGCCGCTACGTTGAGGATAGACGACCACGCCTGGAGGTGGGCCGAGGCGTGGTCGGACGCCCTCGCGCGCGATCGAGGACGGTCGCGCGCGACGACGGTCGTCGCTCAGTAGACGACGCCGGCTAGGTAGCCGGCGCACGAGACCAGTAGGACCAGTAGGGACAACGCGACCAGTAGGGCGCGCCAGTAGCGCAGCACAGCGTTCCTTTATCATCATCGTAGTTCCGGCGAACGACGCAACCGTATCGGAACGACGGTCGCGTCGTTCGCCGGTACAGAACACGCTACGACGTGATCTGACGTCGTTCGGTAGTCGGCTGCGTATCGCCTACGTCGGCACGTCTACCGGCATCGTAGCCGGCATCGGCGGCCGATCGGACGCCCGGCTTCAGTCGCGTCTTGATGGTACGCAGCTGATAGTTGGCCTCCAGGTAGACGTCGACGTCGGCACGTCGGTGCGCCAGCGCCAGTGCGGTCGACTCGTCGATACCCAGTGCGACGCGACGTGCCTCCTCGATTCGGTTCTGCGCACCGATCACGAAGTTCATCAGGAACTGCCGCCGAGCCTTGTAGCCGGCCATGCCACGTAGGTGGGCACGTTCCTCGGAGTCGTTCCACCAGTCGCGCATCGCCGTCATGGCCTGCACGAGCAGCGACGTGATCAACATCTTCAGATAGCGCACCTCGCTCTTCGCGCCGACCAGGACGACGTACTCGGTGGCGCCGTCCTTCACGGTGAACGATCGCCCGGACGTGTGATACACCGTCGCCAGCTGGTTGAACCGCACGGCGAGCGCGACCCGGTAGATGCCGGTGAGCTCCACCCACTCGGACTCGATCGGCTCGCGCTCGGCGAACGACCTCGTGATCGCCAGCTTAGCCGCGTCGATGCCGTACTTGAGGATGATTCGTTCGGCGTTGGCGAGGGTCGAGTCGGCCTCGCCGTCGTCACCGCGACTCCGCAGGTCCTTCGCGCGGTCGAGCAGCAGCTGGACGCGACGCTCCATGCCCTGTAGATCGTTCTCGGTCGTGGTCATATCGCGTCCCCGTCCTTGTTCAGCGTGATGCCCATCGAGTGCGCGATCTCGATCGCACGTGTTGTCACCGTGTCCTGAAACTGCGACACGACGTCGGTCAGTTGCGTGACGTCCGCGCGTTGCCTGAGCTCCTCCAGTGCCGCCCGTCGTGCGTACCAGCGCATGTTCAGAAACACGTTGTGCACGAAGTGCTCGACGTTGACGTCGATCCCATTGAGCTGGATCGTCATGACGACGTTCTTGAAGTCGTCGCTCGCCTCACCGACGCGGTTCAGCACGTGATCCATGTCGGCGCGGGTCTGGTGGTCGTCGTCGTGCTCCGACAGCAGCGTCGGAACCATCCACTTAAGAAACTCGTCACCGTGGTAATCGCTGTGCTCGTCGAGCGCGTGCCAGTTGAACGTGTATCCCTGGTCCTGATCGGTCATCGTGATCCTCGATCTGTTGAACTATAAGATGTCCCAGGAGAGTCCGCAGGCTAGGCAGATCTCCTTCTTCTGGGTGTTGTTCTTAACGACGTCGGTCGACTGACACCGCACACACTGCTTGCGGACGATCTTCTTGGTCAGCAGCTGACGCTCGTACCCTGTGGTACCGGCGAAGACGCCGAACTCCTCGTCGATGAACCGGTCGAGACACTGACCGGCGACCGGGCACCGACGACAGATCTCCTTGACCTCCGGTGACGCGAGCGGTGGCTCCTCGCCGTCCGCACCTCCGGGAAAGAACAGGTCAGGGTCCGCGTCACGGCAGGCGGCGTCGGTGAACAGATCCTCCTCCGGCTCGTCGTTCGGTCGCCAGCGCGCACGTGGCAGGAACGTGGTCACGGGCCTCTCTCCCTAGGTCAGAGCGGGGTGGCGCGGTACATGTTGTTGTCGCCGTCACGGATGATGATCGTGTCACCGGCGGTTCCGACCTCCTCGAACAGTCGGACGTCGTCGGTCGACGGGTCGACCGACGCCGGTACCGTCTTTCGTGATTGACGTACCGGTGTCACCGGCGGTGTTGGTATCGATGACGGTGTCGCTACCGGTGATCTGTACGGATGCCAGTTAGGAGGCGGGTCGAACCGCCACATCTGCCCCTGGATCAACGTCACGACGTACGGCGTGAAGTTACCGTTACTCTTGATGTGCTTCATGTTGTTGACGCCGACCTTGATCTGATCGGGTCGTCGTCCCGTGTACGCGACCAGGTCATCGACCGTGACCGGTGTATGTGGTCGCTCGATCAGGTACTGTCGGATCAACGACACCAGAGGTTGAGATGGGTCGGCGGCACTCTCTCCGTTCGAGCTGACGAGCGGCTGACTCGGCGTGTAGCGCCACGCGTTGCCGCGCATGACCGTCTCGATCTCCGCGCCGATCGGGCTCTCCTTCTGGACGTACAGGATGGCCGCCGTCACCTGCGTCGCGCCGAGGTCCAGGTCGTTCTCGATGTCCTGCCGATACACCACCTGACCCGGTCGATCGGTGATGTACTTAATGATGTTCTGACGGTAGATCGCCACGTGTTCTCCTCGTCGGCTCGACGTCGTCAGTGCATCTTAGGGAACGTGTCCGACGTCAGCTTGTTCGGCGGACGAAGGATCTGCGCCGTGTCGCCCTTCCGCCACAGGTTCCAGGCCTTCACGATCTGGTACAGCTGGCCCGCGCGACGGAACCGAACGCCGTGCGTGAGTTGTTTTGCCGTGCAGTTACGTAGGACCAAGATCGGATTACCCGTCGTGAGGTCGGCGCCGCTGATCAGCTGCTCGAAGAACTGGTCGCGTGCCTTGACGTCGACGTGTCCGGCCTCGACGTACGCCGCACCGAGGGCACCCTGCGGTGCCCGCCCGATACCTCGGAACACGCGGTGAGCGCAGTTGATGGCGTTGTGGATCTCGGGCTCCGACTCGATCAGCGCGTTGACCTCGAGGACCGAGGGAGAGAACGAGTTGAGCATCAACCCACCACGCCACCGCAGCAGTGTGTTGGCGATCGTGGTCGCGCGGGACGCGCTGCTGACCTGGGCCAACTGCATCTGGTTGGCGATGGACCGAGGTCGACCCACGTCCGTGACCAGCTGCGCCCGAGGGTCGATGTCCCTGACGACCAGCATGTCCTGCGTGGTGCCGCTGAGCACGATCGCCAACAGCCGGTGTTGTCCGTCACGGACGAAGCCGTCGTGGTCGATCTGGATCGGTGCGCCGGTCCAGAGCCACTCCTTGTTCCCCATGTCCCGCGCGTACTTCTTCACCGTCTCCAACGTGACGCGCCGGTTACGAACCTCGTTCACGTGATGCAACATCTTGATCAACGCGTCGACCGTCAGCTTGGCGGGCTGAAAGTTCTCGGTACCCTCGGGCAGCAGCCCGTGGATCAACATCGTCGTCGCGACGCGAGGCGTCACGCGGACGACCTCGATGCTGTCCTGAAGCCTCTTCGGCGGTCGGGTCATGATCTCTCCTAGTTCCTTGGTCTGATCGGTGGTCAGGCTCGTGCCATGACGAGCTGCATGGTGTTGTTCACGTACCTGGCGGCGTCGCCCTCGAGCGGACTGGTGAACTCGGACTGCGCCGTGCGGATGGCCGTGGCACGTCCCCACTGTAGGTACGTGCTCATGGCGTTGACGGCACCCCAGCCGGTGTCGCGGAACCCAACCGTCTCGTCGTGCTCGAAGTGGTTGACGATGGCGGCGACCTGCTGCTCGACGGTCTTGAGTCGGTTCGGCAGTACGCGACGTGCGATCTGTCGCAGGTCGTCGCTGGTCACGCGGACCGACGCGAGCTGCGCGACGGTGCGCTCGAAGTTCTCCTGGTAGCGTGCCGCTCGTGTGAGCGTCTGGTGAGCCTCCTCCAGCTTCTTGTGTGGGTCGCCGACGTGTCGGATGGTCCAGCTCTGCGGTGCGGCTGGGTCGAACGACGGTAGCGTCAGCATGTTCATGCAGCGACCACGCATCATCGTGACCGCGATCGTGATGCCCTTGGACAGGTCGTGCGACGTCTGCAGGATCACGTACATGTCGTGAGGATCCTCGACGCCGTCGAGCTCGATCGCGCTGTGTAGGTGCTCGGGCAGCTGGACGACCATGAAGCCCTTCTTACCGCCGCTGAGCGCGCCCGCCGCGACGTAGCGTGGGTTCAGCGCGTCCATGAACTCGAACGCCTCGCGGAACTGCACCGGCCGATAGTCCGTGGACACGTAGCTGAACCACTCGCCGGTGTCCTGGTGCACCACGGCGAGCCGCGACGGCTCCTGGGTCCAGTAACCCGGTGCGGTGGTCACCGTGCCGTCGACCGCGTGATAGAGCGGAGCACCGGTCACGTCGAGCAGCTGCTGACGAACGGGGGCGTCGCCGTCCTCGTTGTCGTCGTCGTCGGTGTCGTGGTCGTAGATCGATGCGTGTTCCGTCCAGAAGCCGGACGGTCGCAGCTCGACGTCGAAGTCGATGCCGCCGAGGCGCGCGGCCTCGGCCGAGTCGACGTCGGGGTCGTCGATCACGGTTCCGATCTTCACCCAGGGCACCTGTCGTGCCGAGAAGCTCTGGTCAAGTGTCGTCAATCTAAGCTCCTAGTTATCGTGATCATGATCAACGTATCACACGTCGCGACGCGCGCAGATCGCTATCGATACGCACGACGGACGTGATTACCGCAGGGACAGTCTACCTCCTCGAAGTCCGTTCGACCGGCGGCGACGTGACGTTCGTGCGCACGCTCGAGCTGCTCGGGTGAGAGCCACGACGCGCAGTTGGCGGTGGCGGGGTTATGGGGGTTCGCACGATGCGGCTGACGTAGCACGACCTGCTGGATCGGCACGGTCCTACGTCGATACGTCACGTGTCGATCCGCTCGCCGTTCCAGTACTCGTACCCGAGGTGAACGACGATCCTAGCGTCGATAACGGGCACGATCTCGGGCGCGCTGTACTGGTCGTCGAGCTCGACCTCTACCGCGCCACGCGGTGCGCCGGCACCACTCGTCCCCTGAACGAGCTGCTCGACGAAGTACTGCTCGTCGACGTCGTCCGGTAGCAGTACGCGCAGATCCATCGTCTTCACGCAGGTCTCCCATCGTCAGGTCTAGCGGTCGTCGGTCTAGCGGTCGACCGGCGCCGGTCAACGGATTGATCCTATCATAATATTGTGTCAGATCCGGTCTTAATGATAACGGTCTAATAACGGAAAAACGACCCGGTCCGTGGGAGAACCGGGTCGCCTACCCGTGGCTAGCTACGCCACGACGTGCCAGATGTGACGCTCGGTGCCGGTGGCCGCACGCGACACGCGGTTTTCACGCCGCAGTCGCCAGAGCGACAGGTACACCAGCTGTGGCTGGAGTCCGAGCTCGGTGACGAGCTGCTCCTTGGTCCTCGGGCCGCCGTCACGCAGCGCGTCCAGCACGCGGGTGTCGCGCTCGATGGTCTGCGGCGAGCGTGGCCGACCGCGCCGACGTGGCTCGGACGCCTGAGGTGCGTCCGAGAAGTCCATCACTGGGTCGGTCACCGGTGTCCTCCGTGTGTCGTTTTGTTCCTTAGTGATTAAGCCGATACTAGCAGGTTAGCGTCCCGACGTACGGTCACGTGCTGTTCGACGAGGCGCTCACGCTCGCCGATCAACGTGCCGACGATCGAGCCTGGGTGGCCGTCGAGGCTCGCCTTACACCACTCACCGATCCACCTACCACAGATGACGGTTATTCCCTTGCCCCAGGTGGCACGTAGGTTCGCCTGGTTCTTAAGCGGTCGGATGCGCCAGTCGTCGGGAAAGCCCATGACACGTGCCGCCTCACGGTGCGTGATGGTCCGAGGTTCCCACGGGTGGAGTACCATGTCGAGCGCCGATCCCATGATGACGCGACCGCGTCGCTCGGCGTCCCAGCGCGTGATCGACGCGAACCCCATGTGCCACTTCTTAGCGAGCAGCTTGGGAAGCATGTGATCCCACGACGGTGGTAGCTTGCCGGTCGTCTCGTACGCACGCTGCGCGACGCGTCCGATGGACCAGCCGGCGGGCCACCCACCGTCCTCGGCCACGTACTCCATGAGGTCCAACGCGCGGGTGATCGGCAGTCCACGGTGCACCGCGTGACCGTCGAACGTCGTGCAGTCGCCGCGCGCTCCCTCGGTCCACCACGTGGCCGGTCGTCGGTACGGCTGGGACTCCCAGGTTAGTGGGTGGTTGGCGAGGTCCGACCAGACGTCCTTCAGCAGCGGACGCCGTCGCAGCGTCGGGTACTCGACGCCGAACGGTACCCGCGACAGCACCATGAAGTAGCGCGGACGTCGCGCCGCACCACCGAGGTCGATCGCGTCCTGCATGACGTGGTAGAGGTCGTAGCGGAGACCGGTGAGCTCCTCCAGCTTGGCGCGCAGCGCCTGCATGAGCGGTCGCCCGCCGGTGTACGCCTGGCGGACGGACTCCATGATCATGATCTGCGGCCTGATCCGCGCCGTGTAGTCGATCAGCACATGCATACACTGGTTGATCTTAGAGTCCATGCCTCGGTGGCGGTTGTCAGTCATGGGACTGAAGCCCGAGCACGGTGGGTTGGCCGCCACCACGTCGGCGTACGGCGCGTGCCACTCGTCCGGCGTTGTCGCCTGCGCGGTCCACGCGTCGCCGAGCAGCGGTCGGTTGCCTAGGCAGTTGCCCATGCCGAAGCCGCCGACCTGCTCGACCTTGTGAACGAACGTGAAGCCCGCCTGGACCATGCCGAGGTCGAATCCGCCCGCGAACGACTGACAGGCCACAAAGGTGTACACGGTGTTACCTTAGCTTGCGGACGACGTATCGATGCAAGCACACATGGCGGGTGCCAGTGAGTCCGCCGGTCGACAGATCGTCGCCCGGTCGTCGTACGCACGACCACAGTTCCAACACTTATCGGACACACCGTCGTAGACACCACGTTGACGGTTCCGGTTGACCTCCTGCTTCGCACGGTACGCGTGCTGCCACTCGGCGTCGGTGACGTCCAGCACGCACAGGAGGTTCGCCAGGAAGTGCGCTACGTCGACGAGCTCACCGAGCGCGGCGTCTCGGTTGACCCAGCCGCGTGGTGTCGCCCACGGCTTCCAGCCGACCTCCTGCATGAACTCGGACAGTTCCACCACGGCCGCCGAGTGGTTCTCGGTCACGTAGTCGGCGAGCTCGTCCGGGTCGGTGATCGGAAAGCTACGCTGGAAGTACTCCTCCTGCAGCGCCCGCGTCGACGCCAGCCAGTTCCACGTTCCCGTCAAGATTCAACCTTTCCTCGATCGTTCGTTCCAGAAACCTATCGGTCCAGCGGCGGTAGAGTAGGTCCCGCTGGAGGTCGACCAGTCGACGCCACGTGTCCTCGTCGTTAGTGATGAACCGCGCACGCTCGGTGAACTCGGCGGGAGTCTCGACGCGAAGCCACGTCGCCAACGCGAGGTCCTCGGTCGTCCAGTCGTCGCGGACGGAGTACAGGTCGACGCCGCCGTACGTACCAACCTGGTGCGTACCGGGTGCCCGTCGACGACTGGGTAACGTCCAGCCCTGCTCGTCGACCTGCTCGACGTAGAAGCAGACGCTGTTCGCGGCCCAGCACTGGTACGCCTTCGCGACGCTCCAGCCAGACTCGACGATGGGCAGCGACAGCGTCACGCGGAACCGCTCGAGCAGCCCGTAGAACTCGTCCGGCGTCGTCTCACGCACGGTGTCGTCTGGCACGTCCGCCAGGCTGGCGGCGTCCCACTTACCGTAGACCTCGGCGTCGGTGAACGCCGCGAGTAGGTAGTCGTTCACGAGCTTCGACCGACGACGACCCTCGCCGAGGACCGACGCCTTCGTGCTGGTCGTCGCGATCCCGGCGGGGACGCGCTGGTCGAACGACGGTGTGCCCAGCTGTTCCCAGTCGTCCGGCAGGATCATCAACTCGAGGTCCGCGTGACGGTACGTGTGCTGCGCGTTCCACAGCTCGTGCTCGCCGGCCTCGTTGGGTCGCTCGAGCGTGACTCCCCGGAACCCGAGCGCCTCGGGCGCGCGGTGATCACCGTAGCGCTCGTGTCGCTGTGAGCGCTTGAACGTGTACTGCGCGAGCATCTCGTCGGTACCGGAGGGCCACTTGACGTCGCGTGCCTTCAGGTAGTTGCGTGGGTCCGGGACGAGCCAGACGACCGGTGCACGGCCGAGCGTCTTGTCGCCGAGCGCGTTCAGTCCGCGCACCAGGTAGCGGCAGTACGTCTGCATCGAGTCGTAGACCCGGTTGCCGTCGAGGTTGGGGTTCGTGAACGTCTCGTACCACGTCCGGTTCGCCTGCGGGATGCGCAGCTGCGTCGGCGCGTGCTGGCCGACGTGCAGCACCATCCCGTCGAGGTCGCTGATGAGCTCCACCAGCTCGTCCTCGAACCCCGACACCTCACTGCACCACCACGCCGGTTTCGCGGTCCAGTACGGCTCGAAGGGCGTACGGTAGTACCCGTCGGTGCGCGGGGCGAGCGCGACGGCTCGTTCCCGCGCACCGAACCACGGGTTGCTGACGTTCGGTAGGTCGAGCGGCCGCTCGCCGGCGTCGTTGTGCCCGACGACGACCCACTCGACGTCCGGACTACGACGGGCGAGTCGCGCGAGCAGCTGCGGCTTCTCCGCGTCTCCCTGGAAGCCCCACCTTCCTGACTCGAACTTCATGGTCCGACCTAGGACCGCGTAGCCGATCCTCACGTCGTCGCTCGCAACCCGTCGACGATCCGCAGCGCCCAGTGAAGATAGCACCTCTCGGCGATGATGTGTTGTCCGTCACCGTCGACGCCGCTCACGGTGTACACCGTCGTGCCCGGCTGGTTGTCGAACTCGACGATCCAGTAACAGGTCTCACGCGCGGCGATGACGGCGCTCGCCGGTCGTCGGTAGTCCTCGGGAATCTTAGTCATGCTGCTCCTCGTCGATCAACCACGCGAGCTGATCGCGTAGCTGACGCACGGTCTTAGCGGACAAATGAATCGTGGCCTCCTCGGTCGGCGACGTTGGGTCGTTGCGGTCGGTGGGCTGGTCGACACGTAGCCAGACGGATGGCTCAGCTGTGGCCGCTGACGACGCGTAGACGCGGACGCTGCCTCCGCACGGTCGATCGCCGTAGGACGCGAGCAGTTCTGGTAGGTGTGGAAAACCGCGTAGTGAGTAGTTAGGAACTAGGTGACTGAGCGCGTCGGTCACGTCACCTCCTCCAGCAACCGCGTCCCACGAGCGACCAGGATCTCATCCATCGGCGCGGCGTGAAGCGCGGCGCTCCCGATCAACGTCAGCGCGGCGATACGACGCACGTCGTCGAGGTCGACGTGGAACCGACTGACGACCGCGTCCTCGAGCGTCGCGCGGTGCTCCGCGCCCTGGGTCCACCGACGAAAATCACCATACGCCGCGCGTCCCCAGTGGAAGTGCGTTCCGCCGAGCAGCTTACCTAGGTCGTACCGTAGATCACCCCACGTCGTCTCACCGGCGAAGTCCTCCCGCCAGTCGATGCCCACGAGGTTGCCGTTCCAGTCGTCGTCCCACCAGATGACGTTGGCGAACGTCAGGTCACCGTGAAACGTACCGGGTACACACCCGTCGACGAGGGCCTCCCAGTCGACGCGCGTCACGGCGTCGAGCGCGATCGACCGTAGCGTCGGGTCGAGGGACATGATGCGCGAGAACGTCTTATCGCGGTAGAACCTCATCGTGAGCTCACGCCAGTCCGGTGGACGCTCCTGGAGCTGCGTACGTGTGGTCCACAGGTGATCGTCCCACCAGTCGAGCAGCGACGACACGGCGAACCTACTACAGTGCTCGTAGAGCGTCGCACCGTCCACGAACTCGTACGCCATCATCGTCGAACCGACCGGCTCGACGACCGGCGGCACCACGACGTCGAGCAGCTTAGCGCGCTCGTAGCGCCACGTCACCTTCTGACGGTCGACGTGCCACTTAACGACGCGTCGCTGCCGTGGCAGGACGTACGTCACCTGGTCGGGCTTAAGGGCGTCGTAGCCGGTCCGCGACGCGAGCGCGGACCGGTAGGCGGCCTCGTCGCCGACGTCGAGCCAACGGATGTGACGTAGCTCGAGCGGTACGCCCTCGTCTAGGATCGCCTGCAGTCCGCTGGACAGCTGAACCTCACCGGCGACCTGGTCGGCGTCGACGAGACCGGCCCAGAACCGCTCCAGGTCGTCCTCCGCGACGCGAACGAACGCGGTGGACGCCAGCGAGCCCGGTACAACGTCCGGCGTCTTGTCGTGGATCTCGAGGACGTACTGCTGCGACTCGTCTGGGACGGCGCGACACCAGCGTGCGGCCGGCGTACCCGCCGGGATCGGCGCGACCGCCAGCCACGACGCGTCACCGTCCCAGAGGCAGTCGTCCGGCTCCCACAGCGTGTCGCAGGCGGTGAACACCAGGTCGCCCTCGACCTCGGAACGCGCCATGAGCAGCGACGCGCCGGGACCGCGACCCCACTCGACCTCCTTGACGAACGTCACGTCGAGGTCTGGGTGCGCGAGCCGTACGTACTCCTCCACCTGGTCGGCGCGGTAGCCGGTCACGACGACCAGCTTGGCCCCGGCGGGCGCCAGCTCGAACTGGTGGGACAGTACGGCCCGACCATCTAAGGGCAATAAAGCTTTAGGTAGTTCGTCACCAATGCGACCTAGACGTGAACCACGACCAGCAGCTAGTACAACGAATGTTACCACAACTTTTTCGCCTTTCCTCGTTGCATAGCATCTTGTTTCATCCAAATGTCATAACGTCCATGACACGGACTGCAAAGTTCAAGATAATCATTACGATCATCTGAGAGCCACTTACCGGTAGAGTAACACTTAAACTTTTCATGCCCGGTAATTAAGGCAAGATCTCTAGCTTGTTGATCGCAGTGTTCACATTGACCGTTCCAGCGCTCAGCGCGTAACTTCTGGTGAACGGTCTTATAATGTAAATTTCTTAAAGCTGTAGAAAATTTAGGATGATTTACACCACGACGGCAGTTCTCTTTTTGCCGTTGAGCTACATCAGCTCGTCGTCTTAATGGGTTCTTATCACCGAGCATATCAGGACGTTTTACACCACGTGTGTTGTGGCCGCTGATAAATCGTCGTTTAGGCTTAACGATCTCACCGCAGCCACAATCACACGTGGACATATTAACTCCTAGTAGGGCAACTGAGGAGGCGTGGGCGGACCCGCGACCGGCTCAGAGGTAGCGTTCGTCGGCTCGTACGACGGCGAAGGCACGGCCTCGGTAGGCGCGGGTGCTGGCTGGTATGTAGGCTCCGGCGACGCGACGGGCGCCGGTGGCTGCGGGACCGACTGCACCTGCGGGGTCGGTGGCACCGGCGGTGCCGCCGGTGCGACCGGTGCCGCCGGAGGCGGCGGTGCCGGTGCGGTAGGTCCCGCGACCGCCGGACGCGGTGGAAGAGGTGCCGGACCGGCGGTCGGCGCGACCGGACCACCGGGACCGGGTGGCGGAGCCATGGCCGGGGCGCCGGTGTACGGCTTGACCGCCTTGACCTCGTTGCGCGTCTCGCCCTGCCACTCGCGGTGACCGATGGTCAGTCGCGCGCGGCGGCCGACCAACGCCGTGGCGACCGGCTCGAGGCTGCCGACGCTGCCGAGCGACGCGAAGAACGCCTCGTCGAGGCCGAACGCCTTCATGTGCCGAAAGAAGATCGCGACGGCCGTCGGGTTGTCGCCCGAGAACACGAACTGGTTGATGATCGGACGGCGCTCGTACGGACCCGAGACGACGCGCATCGTGGTCTTGATCATGGGCTTGCCGTTCTGCGACGTCACGGCGTCGGTCTTGGCGACCTCGACGTCGTAGTCCCCCTGCGGCAGGGCCTCGAAGGACGCGCCCTTCGCGTCCTGGATGGCCTTCGTGAAATCGATCGTCGTCAAGAACTGATTCCTTCCTCGTGGGTCGCGACGGCCGGCTCGAGTACCGGAACGCCGTTGGTCTCAACACTATCGGTCGAGATAGTGATGCCGAATATCTCTCGCATCCAGTCCTCGATGTCGCTGCCCGACGTGCCGACCGGTGGCCGATGGATCGTCAGGTACTGCCCGAGCCGCCCCTGAACACGCTCGCCGGCCTCGTACTCGGGGTGCGGCGAGATCCACAGACGACGCACCTCGTTGGTCGGCTGACCGTTCTCGTCGTACTCCCAGTCGGGGTACATGTACCCGACCAGGTCCATCCAGTACGGCAGCGCGACGCCGATCTGCCCCTGCATGAACGGCACCCACTTGTTGTCGGTGTGCCGTTGACGGGTCTCCGCGATGAACACCACGCACCGTACCTGGATCTGCGGTAGCAGCGTCAGGTCGCGGTAACCTCGGATCTTATCGTCCATCTTAGACAGGAGCACGCCCCAGTCCTGCATGCGCATGGCCTCGGTGCCGACCAGGTTCTGCTTCAGTCGACGCTGAAGCTCGGTGATCGAGTCGACGACGACCGAGACGAAGGGCGTCTGGTACTGCGTGATCCACCGGTAGACGGTCTCGACCGTCTCCCACCGCTGAACCTGGACGACGCACGCGTCCCAGGTACCGTCGTGTGCTGGCGGCGGTCCCGTGTCCGGGTCCCAGTACACCTTGCGGACCGCGATGAAGCGCCAGCTGCCCTCGGCGTCGAGCACGAGGATCGGCTTAGGCGCGGTGCCCGACAGCGTGGACTTACCGAGCTTTGAGCCGGCGTGAATGAGGACCGAGATGCGCTGGTGGGTGTCAAAGATCGTCACTCGTTCTCCGCGTTCTGCCCGGTGACCGTGACGGTACCGGTGATCATGATGTTGTCCTGGACGGCGTCGGTGACGAGCTGCCGTACCTGCTCGACCGTGAGGTCCGCATCGGTGGACAGCGCGGCGACGGCCTGCGTCAGCGCGGCCACCGACTGGACGAGCCCCGAGATCCTCACGGACGCGACGGTCAGCCACTCGGCGGCGGGGTGCGTCTCCGTGGAGCCGTCCGCGTAGTGCATGGTGCACTGCTGCATCCAGATGGCGTTCGTGTCGGCGGCGGTCAGTGGCATGTCTTCCTCACTCTTGAGTCCGGCGAGCTGTCGTGCTCGCGGAATGATGACGTTGAGTAGCTGTGTGATCCGACGGTCACCGGGACAGACCTTACCTCGTGCGGTGGACCAGATCTCGCCGCCGGACACGCGACCACCGTATGCGTACCCGGCCCAGTTGCCGTCGATCCCCTGTCGGTGGTAGGCGATTCCACGACCTCCGGGTCGCGAGCTGGGACACGGAACCAGCGGGATCCCGTGCGTCCGGTGAACCCACACGAGGACGCGGGCGATGGCCTCGATCTGCTGCGAGGTGAAGCCCGGTACCGCGTGTCCGTCGTTCACGTTCCACGCGCCGAACTCGGGACCGTGGTCGTCGACCTCCACGGCGACGACGCGGTGGTTACCGTCGGCGTTCGCCGCTGACCGGTACCGCGTGTCCCGAGACTGCCAGACGTAGCCGTCCGCGTTCACCGAGAAGTGCGCGGCCGACGCGGGCGGGTTGCCGGCGATGGTGTGAACGCAGACGACGTCGTACGTGGTCATCGGCGTGGTGCCGACCAGCCTACTGTGATCCGCACCTGGCATGAGTGCCACGCTACGTCCTCCCTCCCGGCGTGACGCACGCCTCGCAGTACCAGTCGCTGTGGTTCGCGACGCTCAACGACACCGGTCGACGAACGAGGTACACCGACGTACCGGTCACGTCGTGACCACAACCGGACGCGCGACCGCGTCCTACCTTGTTGATCTTCGTAATGATCTTATCATCGTGAACCTCGATCGTCCGCTCGAGCAGAAACCACGGATCGGGACAGAGCACGTGGACGTGAGTCTGGCGGTTGTCGACCGGTGGACCGACGCGCGCCAGCACGATGTCGTCGCCGACGTAGATGACGCCACCGCAGGCCGGACACATGCCGTCCTGCCGTGCGACCGTCGACTCACCGATCACGTCGGGTGATCCCCACTCGCGCTCGTCGAGCAGCGCGACCAGTAGCGCGCGGAGTCGTCGTCGCCTGCTGAACCTACGAAACGTCACGCTACACGTCCCCGTACCGGACGATCACGGTGTCGGCCACGTGCTCCCAGGCCTCGCGGATCTCCTTCGCCTGCTCGTTCCACGTCGGCAGCGCCGCACCGGACACCAGCGAGCGACCGCCGGACGCCTCGAGGTACGCCTCGTACGCCACCTGACCGAGCGAACTAACCTCACTCATCCTTGCTCCTAACATCGTAGCGTGCACGAGAATCGACCTCGTGATAGAGCACGTCGATCATGTCCTGCGCGCCCGCCGAGCCGTCGTCCAGTAGGTTGCACACCGCGAAGAAGTCGCAGTCCCACTTACACTCACCACGGGGCGACGGGTAGACGACGTCCAGGTGATCCGCGCCGCGCTCGAGCGCGTCGATCGTGTTCAGGACGTCGCGCGACGCACCCAGCAGTCGACGCCGGTACGACGCCAGCTCGTACGGGTTGTGCCGTACCTCAACGCGGTCGTAGAACGGCGGCGTGGCTCGACTGGTGCGCTGCGACCGCTTGAGCATGTTGTAGAGCGCGCCGTCGCAGCGGGCCTCGCCCTCGTCGGACTGTAGGAACTCGAGTAGCATGTAGTGCATCATCTGCTCGTTCTGCGGCAGCGTCACCGCCGGCGACCTCAGGTCGCCGACCGTCTTATGGTCCAGAAAGAGGTTCACGTCGTCGGTCACGCGCTTGATGCGGACGTCCAGCTTACCGATCAACGTCACCGGTCGTGGTTCACCGCGCACGTCGACGTCGCCGACCGACGCGGCCAGCGGTGCCTCGGACGCCAGTACGCGCAGCTCGGCGTCCGCACCGGTCTCGTCGAGCCACTGGACGTAGCCCTCGACCATGGCGCGCTCGAGGTTGGTCGACGCCGCGAACTCCTTGGCAAGGCCGGCGAGCTGCTCGTCCTCGACGCCGCGCTCGCGCGCCAGCTCCACGACGCGCGTCCAGTCGTCGACGATGACGCGCTCGAGCGCGTCGCGCGGATCGACGCGCGGCGTCCCCTCGGGCACGTACCAGCGCTCCAGCGCGCGGTGCACGCGGTCACCGACCGCCCGGACGCCGACGAACGTCTCGGTGCGCAGCGCCAGCCGGCGGTACCACGCTAGCCACCACTTGCGACGACAGCGCTTCCAGGTCTGAAGCTCGCTGTTGCTGACTGGGTAGCTACCCTCGGGGACGACGTACGTCGAGGTCGGCTCGACGACGGGAACGTCGACGACCGGTGCGACGCGGGCGGGCGTCGACGGTAGTTCAACGAGCACGTCCTCGACGTCGTCGTCATCCGTGAGGACGGTGATCGGACGTGCGTCCTCGTACATCGCCGGTCGCTTAGTCACCGGGTTGACGGCGTCGGTCACGGTCACTCCGCCACCCGCGTGATATCGTGGGTCGAAGTTCGGTGCCAGCCGGTTGAGGACCCGCGCGATCGCCTCCCGGTCCCCGGGCTTCCAGGACTCGTTACGCTCGATGTTACTCAGTCGCGCGGTCGACTTACCGGTGAAGCCGGCGAGCTGGCTGAACGCGATCCGCGAGAGCTTGTGCTGGGTCCGGACCTCCTCGACCATGGGTCCGGTGAGCTCGCTGGGTTGAAACAAGATGTGCTCCTAGCTGGTCAGGTTGAGGTCGGCGTCGAGGTCGATCGCGGTGTCGAGCACCAGCGCCTCCTGGTGATCGAGGAACGACGTGTCGGCGTCGCCGTGCGCGCGCAGCAGCGCGGCGCGGTCGCGGGTGATCTCGTCGAGGCGCAGTAGCTTCTCGTGAAGTCGCGTCACCTGGTCCTCCTCGACGGTGTCCCTGGTCACGACGTCGATGATCCGGACCGAGTCGTGTACCTCGGAGCCGACGCGGTGGTTACGGTCCTCCTTCTGCTTCTCGTCGACGAGCGACCAGGACCGCTGCACGTTGATGAGCGTGTCGGCGGCGGACATGTTGAGGCCGACGCCACCGGCCTTGCCGGTAAACACGAGCGCGCGGATCCGGCGCGCGTTCAGCGCCTCGAGCGCGCGGTGACGGTCGATCGGTGCGACGTCGCCGGTGATCTTCGCGTGGCGGACGCCGAGCTTGTCCAGTCGCGCGCAAATGAGGTCGATCAACCCGAGGTGCTCGGCCGCGATCAGCGCGGGCGCGCCCACGTAGTCCGGCGACGTGAGGCCGAGCTCCTCGACGATCTCCTCGAGGACGTCCAGCTTTGGTGACGGTTCGCGCATGGTCACCTGCCACGACGACAGGTCGTCGACGTCAAGCTTCTCGACCGACACGGACGCCGACGCGAACTGCATCAGGCGCGTCTTCGCCACGAGCTGGTTCGCCGCCAGTAGGAGCTGGCCGTCCGGCAGTCGCGTGCGCAGCTGCGTGGCCAGCTCGCGGTACGCCTTGGCCTGCGCGGCCGACATGTCGACGTAGCGGACCTCGCGGACCTTCGGCGGCAGCTGCGGCAGGACGACCGCCTTCAACATGCGGCGGAACCTTGGGTCGAGGATCTTAAAGAACTCGTCGCGCGTGTCCGGTCGCACGCCGACGACGTCCATGCCACCGAACGCGTTCCAGCTCATGAGGCAGAACCGGTCAACGTGCGTGGACCGGACCGGGTACTCCCTCGGCGCGACGAGGTGCATGATCGACCACAGGTCGCCCGGGTGATTGGCGATCGGCGTGCCGGTCAGCGCCCAGCGGTAGTGGACCGAGTCGGCGTGACCGACGTACCAGATGGCGCGCGTCTGCTTAGCCTTCGGGTCCTTGACGCGGTGGGCCTCGTCGAGCACGACGGTCTGAAAGTTGAAGTGGTTGAGCTCCTTCTTATGGACCTCGCAGCGTGCCGCGCTGAGCCCCTCGAGGCCGTGCGCCGGGTCGCACACGCGGCAGCGCGCTAGCTTGACCGAGCCGTACGGCGCGAGCCGCGTGAACAGCCGAACGGACTCGATGTTGATGACCACCAGCGCGGTCGGGTCATCGAGGGCCGCCTTGAGGACCTTACGACGCTGCGCGGCGGAGCCGTCGACGACGTACGGCGTCGCCTGAGGTAGCCACGTTGTAGATTCGTTCTGCCAGTGTTGCTTGACCGAGTTGGGACAGATCACCAGTGCCGGTAGTCCGGTGCCGTCGAGCTCGTCGTGCGCGCGGATCATCGAGAGGGTCTGTGGACTCTTTCCCGCCCCCATCTCGTCACCGAGCAGGCCGCTACCGGCACGCAACATGAACGCTACGCCGGTCAACTGAAAGTCATACAGGTTTGGGCCAGCTGACGTCTTCCACGACCGCAACACCTGAAGTTCGGGTGAGTTGTCCTCGATCGGCTCGAGCCGCGAACGCAGCTCGAGGGCTGGCTGGACGTGCTGGTTGTAGTAGTCCCAGGACCAGTCACGAAGAGCGTCGTCGACGGTCAACGCGTCACCGAACACGCCGCGCGCGGTCACCATCGACGCCCACGTCAGTGGGACGGTCCAGACCTTGCCGGTCGCGTCCCAGCGCGCACCGGGGATCTGCCGGACGAGTTGCTTCTGGTTCCACTGGGTCCTGAGTCGGACGACGCCTACGTCGGCGTCGAGCTCAGCGTGTGCCACGGACGGTGCTCCTCAGTCGTTAGGTTCCTGAGAAAGACCGTACCACGCGGTCACTACACTCCGGTGTTGGTCAAGATGCGATCGAACAGCGACGCGCGGTGGACTGCGAGCACGGTAAGAGCGTGGCGCGTCGCGTCGTTCGCGTCGTGCGCGTCGCGTCGCTCTACGTCCGACGGTAGAGCCCAGAGCCCGGTGCTACAAAGAACGGCGTCGCTGACGAGCGCCTTGGCGTCGGCGGGGGCCTGCAGCCGGAACGTCCACTGGTGAAGTCGTGCCAGCTGGTCGACGACGCCGATCACCTGCAGCGGTACCGGCTGCGCGGACATGTGCACCGGTCCACCGCCTCCACCGACGTACCGCTCACAGCCGACCAGGACGGTGTTCAACGTCGTGCAGAGAAACGGAAACCGCAGCGCGAAGTCGTCGAGCACCTGCGACGGCGTGCCCTGCTGGACGTGCACGCGAAATCCGTCACCACGCACGATCGCGAGCCCGGTGGACGGCCCCGGGTCGACGCCGATGGCGAACGTGGTGCGGGCGCGAAAGCTACGGTCATCGTTCACTGTGACTCCAGTGTCGTGTGCTGGATCGTCCTACCGCCGCGAACACCCACTGCCACGACAGCGGCACGTCGCACCGACGCATGCCGAGGGCCTCCCCGATCCGGTAGGCGATGCTGTGCGCCTCGTCGTACGCGGTGGTCACGCGGTCGCCCAGCTCGATCCGGTCGAGCTCGGTGTGGCCGGTCCACGGGGAGTAGCCGGTCCAGGACACGATACCTCCTAGGTACGCGGTGTTCGGTGTTCGGTATTTATCGAACACCGAACACCTACGACTGAAACTCAAGCGGAATGCCGCACGCGGCGGCCACCTGGACCTCGAGCCGCGCGCCGACCGACGCCTCCCAGCCGCGCAGTACGAACACGACGTCGCAGTACAGCAGCAGGTGTACAAGGTCGGCACGTAGGTAGCACGCGACGCCGTGATCACCGGTCGAGGTGGCACCCGCGTGCGATCGAGGACACAGTCCATCGTGGTTCATCGGCGCTAGGTCGTGAGGCACGACAACGGTAGTGCCGGGACCCGACAGTAGCTCCTGCGTCGCGCGAAACTCAGGCTCGTTGTGGTCAACGTAGCCGGACATCGGCCCGCAGACGTAGATCGTGGTCACCGGTGCACCCGGTTCCATAGGTGAATCAGCACGAAGGTCAACACTAGCGCGATCGTCTCGGCGACCAGGGCGCCGATCACGATCGTCCTCCTCGCGCCTCGTCGGACCACGTGAGCGTGATCGGTCCTACGACGTGCGCCGCCTCACGGACCGCGCGAAGCACCTCGATCGACACCTCGTCTGGTCGGCGCCACCCCGTGATAGGACACGGTATCGTGATGCACGGCTTCAGCGGTGGCAGTACGTCGATCATCTTCATCATTCTGACGCCGCCCATCCTGGTCCGACGTCGATCGACGACGTGATCGGAACGTTGAGCAGCTTATCGTCGTTCATGACGTCCTTGATCGTCACGAGCACGTCGTCGAACTGCTCGTTCGGTACGCTGTAGTTCTGCTCGTCGTGAACCGGAAAGAGCATAAACTCGCCGAGTCCCGCCTGGTCCGCCTCGACGATCTTCATCTTAAGAATCTCACCGGCCATGCCCTGCAGGTCGTAGTTGACGAGTGTGTACAGCTTACCGGCGTCGGCGACGTGCTTGCGGTTGGTCAGCGGCGAGCGCACGTAGGCCTCGCCCTCGTCGTTCAGTCGCGCGAGCGCGTCGCGCTCGACCTGTCGGATCCAGCGGGGGACGGCTGGATACATGGCGTCGAACCGCTGCATGAACTCGTACGCCTCGTTCTCCGGTACACCGGCGGTCGCGGCGAACTTCGGGATGCCCGCGCCGTAGATCTTGGCGTAGCCACCGTTCTTGATCAGCTGTCGTCGCGGATCGCTCTTCTTAAAGTTAGGATCGGCGAAGATGTCGCGTCCTAGATTCACAAAGAAGTCGCCCTCTGACCTAAACGCCTCGATCATTCGTTCGTCGTTCGACATGTGTGCCATGGCGCGCATCTCTATCTGCGAGAAGTCGGCCTTGACCCACGAGTGTCCTGGGTCGGCGACGAAGCAGCGACGGATCTTCGTACTCGCCTTCCCGCGCACCGGTACGTTCTGGATGTTGGGGTTGGACGACGACATACGACCGGTCCGGACGCCGCTCGACCCACCCGGCTCGAACGGACTCTTACCCATGCCACCGACGGTGTTGATCGACGGGTGGATGCGACCGTCGCGCTCGGACATGTCCAGGTAGTTCTGCAGGTAGGTCGTCACCATCTTCTGCGCCTGGCGACGGCCGAGGACGGTCTGCGCGAGGGGATGATCGATCGCGCCGAGGACGTGCTTGTCGAGGCTGAGACGGCCGGCCTCCGTGTACTGTGTGAACTCGATCCCCTCGGCCTGCAGGGCCTCGATGACCTTGACGTTCGAGCCGGCGTAGACGCCGTACTGGGCGTGACACCAGGCCTCGGCCTGCTCCATGTACTCGGACAGCTCGTCGGCAAACGCCCGCGTGTACTCGCGGTCGACCAGCACGCCGCGTCGCTCCATGCGCTCGCAGACCCACGCGACCGCCAGCTCCAGGTCGTACGACGCCGGGGCCTCCCGCTGGACCAGCGGGTCGAGGACGTCGTCAAGCTGGTATGTTAGGATCGTGTCCAGCGCGCCGTACGACCAGTACGGCTCGTAGTCGAGCGGGATGGTCGCCCAGGTCCAGCCGCTCTTAGTCATTACGTCGGACAGGTCGTCCTGGAACATGGCGGCGCGTGGGTCGACGTGTCGCTTGGCTAGGCTCTTAAGTGCCAGTGAACCGGTGGACTCGATGACGTGTGCCTTGAGTCGCGTGTCGTGCGACCTGGTCTCGGGAAGACCGACGCCGAGCGCGTTGCGCAGCATCGCGTCGTCGAAGACCAGGTTGTGGGCGACGTAGTCGCCCTCGAACCGGGTCAGTAGCTCGACGACCAACGCGGACCAACCGGGATGCTCGATCGGGATCGCGTACGCCTGACGCGCGTCGCCGAGCTGGACGAGCCGCGCGCGGTCGGTGTCCTTGGACAGTCCGGTCGACTCGGTGTCGATCGCGACGCGGTCGAGCGTGGACAGCCAGCGCTTACACTCGTACGCGGTCTCGACGTCGTCGACTAGGTGAACTCTAACGCCATCAAGTGACAAGAAGCGCTCCTACGGTAGGTCGTCGATCGATGCCACGACGACGTCGGCGCTCTTCAGCAGGCCGACGCCGTCGGTGTTTCGATATCCTACCGCGTAGATCACACGTGACATTTTATGGAAACACTATGACGTCAAGACCGCACGTCATGATAAACTCGATCGTGGTCTTGGGGTCACGATACCAGTCCTGCGGTAGCACTCGTGTAACTACACGTCTTAGACCTGAGTTTGACAGAAGCTTAGCGCAACCAAAGCACGGAGCGGTCGATATGTACGCGCTACCACCTTCGTGAAGTGATCGATCACTCTGCATAAGTGCGTTGGTCTCAGCGTGTGCTGCCACACAGTTGTCGTAGTCCTTAGGTGCGAGTCTGGTGGTTGCACGTGGACAAAAGCCGTCGCACATCTCGGTCTCAAGTTGAATTCCGGCAGGCGGTCCGTTGTATCCTTGGGCGGTAACTCGGTTGTAGCTAGTCACAATGACGCAACCGGCTTGTCTACGAACACATCGGGATCGTGCACCAATGATCTCGGCACTCTCGATCCACGTCTCATCCCACGATGGCCGCAGCGGCTTACTTCGTGGACCTCGTGCACGTCCCTTTTCAGCCATGTCGCGGTTGTTGTCAGCAAGTGTTCCGCCAATTAGGTGATCTGGATCAACGCACATTGGTACGTCACACTTATGCATAACGATCGGTGGCTTTGCACCGTGTACTAACTCGTAGACGAGTCGAGTAACGGCCTGCGTTGATTCGTTCTTAAGGTTGATTACCGGATAACCACTCTGATACTTTTTCTTAGGTTTCGTCCGTGCAGCAAGCCACTTAAGACAGCCGGTTGAATCACGTACACATTGCCCGTAAGCGAACAGATGTTCGAGCGTTAGCTCCTCGCGTTGTAAACGTCGACGTGTGTTGATTGACGCACGTGTTCGATCGAGTGAGAATACACCTTCTTGTGTGATCTTACTCACTCATCGTCCTCAGTCTGTGTGACGCCCAGTGCGACGAGCTGCCGGACGTACCACGGGTTGAGCGCGACGTCGATCGGTCGCGCCACGCCGTAGATCAACGCCTCGGCGACCTCGGTCGGGTACTCGGTAAGCGGTGACGACGAGATCACGCCACGTGGGTAGTCGGCCGGCCCAGGACGATCGTCGGGGCACCGCACCAGCTGGTGGGTCGCCACGAGGTCGGTCTCATACACGTGAAGACTACCGACGTGACACGTGAACCGGCCGGCGGCGACGCCCAGCTGATCAGCGAGTGACAGTTGAAGCTGCGAGAACATAAACACGTCGTATGGCGTGCCGCGCCAGACGTCCTGCGAGCGCATGGTGACGATGAGTCGAAGCTCGTCCTCGCCGTCCTCGGCGCGCTGACGCAGCAGGAACTGGAGCGACAGCGTACACGGTCGGTCGCCGTCGTGTGTCAGGTCCTCCTCACGCCAGATCGACAGCACGGCGCGACGCGTGTCGGGGTGCGCGTACAGCTCGTGGTACACCGCGTCGATCTGTTGACGAAGACGCGGACCGTACGACCCGTAGGTCAGCTCCTCCGGACGCACCAGCACGTCGACGTACGACGGCGACGCTCGGAGCAGCAGCGCGGGGTCGCCGTCGCCGGACAGCAGCTGAAGAGCCTCGACGGCCGCCAGCCGGGTGTTGATCCCTCGGTTGACGCCGATGGGCAGCATGACGCCGGTCGGGTCGGCGAACGAGTAGGTCGCCGTGGTCAGCTCGCGGGTCGCGAGCCCACGTGACGTCACCGACACGCCGTGGTTGACGACCTCGTCGACGAGCTCGACGTAGCCGTTGCGTAGGTCACCGAGGTCGACGTAGGTCACGTCATCACCACCGGACGTTGAACGTTCAACAACGACTCGAGGTACGCACGTCGGTCGTGGTGCCTAAATCTGCGCTGGTACTGTGGGTGCGCGACCTTGCGGTTCGGTACGTGCACCCTACGCAGCGCACGCTGCGCGTTGATCCCGAGCCCGACGACGTCCGGGCGGTCGAGCACCTTCCACAGCGCGCCGACGTCGTCCACGTCGCAGGCGTTGACCACGCCGACGTCACGGAGGGTCACGCCGTGCTGGGCGACGGTCAGCTCGTTCATGACCAGCGTGGTCAGCAGGTACGCGCCGGACGTCCCAGGCACCGGCGAGAACGCGGGCCAGCTGCCGAACTCACGGACGTCGTGCGACGGCGTACCGCGTCGGTCGCCGGCCAGCAGCAGCGACGGACGCGGCGGACCGACGTACGTGACGTACGGATTCAGCGGTCGTGCGTCGCGGTCACGACGTCCGGCGACGTCGACGACGTTGGCGACGGTAGCCGCGTAGTTCGATCGACCAGGATCGGACACGTCTACGGTGACGACCGGTAGCAGCGATCGAGCGACGGCGCGGTCGAACGCGACGCGCGTCGGTCGAACGCGGTCGAGGTCGAGCTGGTCGTCGCCACGCGCTCGGCCGCAGGTCTCGAGCCAGTCGGGGTTGGCGGTGCAGTAGACGAGCTGTGCGCCTCGGGACCGCAGGAACAGCTCGACGTAGAGCCGGACGTCCTCGGTCATGTCCGTGTGACGACCAAGTAGGTCTGGGTAGACGGACTCACCGACGTGCCAGCGGTCGATGACGTAGTGGACGCCGGTGCCGGGACGGTAGTCGAGCAGCGGCTCGACGTACTCGGTCAGTGGGTGGTCTACCGGTGGTCCGCTGTGAAGGTACCGAACGTCCGCGTTTGGCTCACCGTGTCGTAGCGCGGCGATGAGGCGACCGGCGAACGTTGACTTGCCGCTACAGTCTTGCCCGTCCAACAGGATTAAAGTCAAGGTCGATCTCCGTAGCTCGTTGGGCTACGGAGATCCTACCAAGCTACGCCGGGAAGGTCGTGTGCGCGATCATCACTCGTTGAAGTATTGGTCGTTCCGCGTGTCGTAGCACGACGTGCATACCTCCCACGTATGTGATATCTTCCTCGAGTATGGATCGTACTCGCTCTTAGCGGTCCAGCTGTGTTGAGTGGTTGAGTCAGGACACGTGCACCGTTTGCAGTCGACGGTGACCGTCTCCCCGACGGTCTTTCCCGCGTGCGTTGAGCACATCCTACGTCATCCTTCTTTGTCGTCGATCAAGGTCGCACGCTGCCTAAAGTCGCAGTCGCTCGTGCCACAGACGGCGTACGGCCACTCCTGGGCGGACACCTTGAGCTGGTCACCGCTGAGCGAGTGACTGCCGAGCGGCAGCGCCTCGAGCAGCAGCTTAAGTCGTAGCTCGTGACGACCGCACGACGGACACGGGTGCTCGCGCAGCTGCTCGTCGACTCGCTCAAACCTATCGTCCATCACGTTCTCCAGATATGGGACTGGCCCGGCATCTCCTTGCCGGGCCAGTCAACTGGTGTTTAGGTGAGCTGGACTTGAACCAGCAACATACGGTTTTCAGGACCGTCGCTCTGCCTACTGAGCTATCGCCTAGGTAACCGTCCTCAGCACGTCGGTACAGGTGCGTGGGCTCCGTCTCGAACACGTGTCTTAGTCCACTAGACCACAGGAGCATGGTGGCGGGGGCCGGACTCGAACCGACATCTCCCGGGTTATGAGCCCGGTTCTCTACCGTTAAGATACCCCGCACTGGAGCTCCCGGCTGGATTCGAACCAGCGCCTCAAAGTTCACGTCCCACGTCGTTAGACCCGACGATCGACGGTGTGTCTGCGTCTCGTAGCGTTCGTCTGCGTCTTGCCTGGCGGCTGCCTCTACCAGTTGGGCTACACCGGCGAACGGTGACCCCGCTGCGATGAATTCAACGGGGGCACCGGTTCCTCGTCTCCGGAGCAAGTGGTGACGGAGGTGATCCCTAGCCAAAGGAGATCGTGCCGGTGGAAGGACTCGAACCTCCACTGTACCGCGTCGGCGGTCTACGTCGTTCGTCTGCGTCTGCGTCTGCGCTACGTAGAACAGACTACCGACCGTCGTCACCGTCGTCGTGATGCCGCGTAGCTAGATCGACTACGAACGACGATAGGACCGACCGGCGACGTAGTTCGTCACCGGACGGTCCTCGTTGGACGGCGTTCGTCGGTAGTCGTTACGCGTCCGACCGCCGCAGATACGACAGCGTGATGACGGCGGCGACGACGGCGAGCAGTAGTACGCCGAACGCAACCAGCGGACCGACGTACGGCGATCCGCCGGACAACCTGACGTCGTTCGGGCCGCTGCCCACGGCGAGCGCGGCCACGTCGGTGGTCGTAGTCCGTCGCACGTACGGGGTCGTCCACGTCGTGGTCGCGTTCGTCACCGACGTGCCCGGTGGCGTCGTCAACTTGACCGTGGTCGTAGGCCTGACGACCGTCCTCGACGTCGTCGTGCTCGTGGGCCTGACGGTCGTCCTCGTCGTCCTCGTCGCGGTCGTCGCGGTCGTCGCGGTCGTCGGTACCGGCGTGGTAGTCATCACCGGCGGTGGCGGCGAGGTCGTCGTCGATGCCTCCGTGATGATCGGTGACTCCTCGGCCGTCGGCTGGGCGGCCTCGGCGTACGCGACCCCGCCGAGCACGCTCGCGCCGACCAGCGCGAACGTGACGATGAGACCGCGAGCGAACTCCCTCATCACAGGTCCTCCAGGAGGTAGTCGAACACCGGGCGAGCGACGTCGACGTCCTCGACGTCGACCGACGACGCGCGCTGACGCGCCTCCTCGACGGCCGTGCGCAGCGCCTCGATCCGCTGGAGCAACCGGGTCTTTCGCTCGAGCGGCAGTGCGCCTGACCGACGGATGAGCGTCCAGAAGCCGTCCACGACGTCCTCGGTGAACGTCTCAACCTGCGCCGGATGACGGTCGGTCGCCTCGTACTTGACGTGGTTCCTCAGGACCTTCTTGGTCCGGTGCGTGGTGATCGGCTCGGCCACGTTGGCGGCGACCGCCTCGTCGTAGTTCCACGCGACGCCGGGATCCAGCGTCGGCAGCTCCTTGACGTACTTGCGCACGTCGTCCAGCTCGCGCGTCAGGTACAGCAGGAACTGCGCTGGTACGTCGGTAAGCAGCGTCCGGTAGACCGGCTCACCGGTCGTGCTAACCGCGCCGGTTGGGACCATAACGTCGGCGCGGGCAAACTGGTTGCCTCGGTCGACCGTCGCCATCAGGTTCCAGTCGCGCGCGACGGCCTGGACGAGCGCGTTGAGCGCCGCGTCACCGTTCAGCTGGACGTGCTTGTTCTCGGCGGGAAGCTGATCGCCGTCGTCGTTCTTCGGTTGGTAGGTCCGCGTCAGGCCCTCGTACAGCTCGGGTCGCGCCGACGCGCGGTGCGCGGCGGTCAGCTGCTCCGTCTTGAGTCCCTGGACCCCCTTCCGCAGCGCGACGAACGTGTGAAGTGGCTTGGCCATGCGTCTCTCCTCATCGGGTCTCTCATCTGCGTCTAACGGGATCGAGGCCGCGCCGTTCTGCACGACGCGACCTCGACGTCTGGTCGACCGCCTAGTTGCCGTCGCCGACGATGACCGGTGAGCCGTACGGCACCGGGATCGCCTTGATCTTGCCGGACTTGATGGCGTCGTTCAACGCCTGCTGGCGCTTGTACTCCAGGTAGGCGTTGATGCCGCCGGGGAAGCTCGCGGCGGCATCCTTGTCGATGTTCGCGGCGTCGGCCACGATCTGCGCCGCGCTCCGCTGCGCCTCGGCGTCCGCGATCTCGGGACGGACCCCGGGCTGCTGCAGGACGACCTCGGTCACCTTGAAGACGGTCACACCGCCGGTCAGCTTCCTGAGCATGTCCGGCAGCTTCGTTCGGACGTCCGTCTCCCACCGCGCGCGTGCGTTGCCGTCGGTCCGCAGCTCGGCGAGCGTGCTCGCCAGCGCGCTGTCGTCCACGATGCGATCGACCGCGAAGCCCATGTACTGCTCGAGAAAGTTGCTCCAGCCCTCGCCGTACGCCTCGTTGCCGGCGGTGTTGTAGACCGGCTTACTCGGGTCCTTGGTACCGAACTTCTCGTGGAAGTACTGCGCGGTACCGCCGGGCCACACCTTACCGTCCGGGTCGGTGAACCTGGCGCAGCTCAGCGTCAGGCTGAACTTGACCGTGCCGGTGACGCGCAGCTGCTGGGTGTCCTTGGACACGGCGGTCAGCGGCGCGGTGTCGGCCGTCTTGGCGTCGCTGAACGTGAAGTCCCGGCCACCGGTCGGGTAGTAGTACTGCAGGTCGCCCCAGTCCTGCGCGTCGCGGGCGCTGCCGGCGAAGCACTCGAAGAACGAGCGCGACTCCACGACGCCGCCCTCGTACTGGAGGGCCACCTCGGATGCGCCGGTCGTGACGTACGAGCACGCGGACAGCGCGGCGAGCGCCGCGCCTCCCAGCGTCGCGAGCGCGACGCGTCTGGTCAGCTTCACTTCTTCTCCTTCTCTCCTACGATCTGGTCGAAGTAGCCGGTCAGTTGCTCCTGGACGATGTCCAGGAACGCGAGGCCGACGTCGTCGTTCACGCTCGAACGCCACAGGTTGACGGTCTTCTGTAGCTTGTGGATCGCCAGCACCGCGTCGTGGCGCTCGCGCACGATCCGGTTGAACTCACGACGCCGAGGTGTCGTGGTACCGCTGGCGGCACGCACGACCTTGATCAACACGACGCCGACGATCATCAACACGACGGCGGCACCGGCCACGCTCAGTACGGGTCCCAACTTGTCTCCTAGGTCGTCTGGTCGTCGGTCGCGTTAGATCGTAGCGCGACGCGTCACGGCGTCGGTGACGTACCTTCGTCGGTTGTTCCCGCCACCTGCCGCAGTAGCGGCAGTACCAGATCGTCGACGATCCACTCGTGGAACGAGCGCGACTCGTCGTCGCTGTGCTGGTACGCGTGTGCCAGCTGATGAAGCACCAACACCAGCGACTCGCGGTCCGGAAGATCCCTACGCGTCACGTTCACGTCTCCTCTCACGTCGTTCGTCGAGCCAGCAGTCGATGTTCGTCCTTCCCCACCGGAGCTGCCAGATCAACCAGCGCGGGTCGACGTAGCGGACGACGTACGGCAGCACTAGTACGTCGCAGGTGTCGCAGCGGTTGAACCGCAGCCGCCAGAACATGCCCTCGTAGAGGGTGCCCTCTCGGCCGCCGACCAGGCGACCGTCGTCACAGTGGTCCACCTTGGCGGACCGCAGCCCGCCGCCGGCCCAGCCGGGACAGCGATGCATCTTGTCGTAACACGGTCGACTGAGCCTCACTTGAGGTAGTCCTGCCAGTACTCACTCGGTGACGTCGGCTCCTCGCCGAGCACCCAGCGCAGTGCCTGGACGACGTCCTCGGCCTCGCTGCTAGTCTCACTGATCGGCAGCAGGGCATCGACCTGCGCGACGATCTCCTGGAAGGTCCTCATGATCTCACTTCTTTTTCTTCTCAGAAGGTGGTGGCGGCTTCTCTGCGACGCCGAGGCACAGCTCGGTGTGCTCGACCGGCGGGTAGCTACCGCGCGTGGTCCGGTACGGGTGAGGATCGTGAACGGTCGTACGTCCGCAGTTGCTCATCGTCTCTCACGTTGACCTTCGAGCCACGCGTCGGGCGCGTGCGTCGGCACGACGTTGACGTCGGCGCGCGTCGTCGCGTACGTAGTTGATCGCCGCCCAGTAGTACGTCGTGTGATCGTAGAACGGGTCCCGCGTGACGCGACGGTGGTAGCGCATGAACATCAGTCGTCGCGCCGTTCGTCCCTTCACTACGGTTCACCCCGGACGGTTCGTGGTACGGGCTAGGCCGGCCTGACAGGTGTTCAGGTGGCCCAGCAGCGACCGCGACGACACCCAGTGGGGCTTACCGTGCGGACACCGCACGCGGTCGACCAGCTCACGTCTTACGTTGGCGCGACCACGCGCGAGCGTGGTCCAGTCGCCGGTCTTGCGGTGCTGACCACTTCCCTTGTTGTGTCCTCGTGACATAGATCTCTCCTTGGTTGTGTTAACGCCGTCAGACGTCGCCTCGTGCGAAGTCCGAGATCAACTCCGGCGTCGCCGTGTCAAAGCCCACGACGTCCAGCGACAGCGGATCGGCCGGGTCCGCGACGGTCAGCTCGGTCGCGGTCATGCCGACCACGATCAGCCGCGCCGCGATGCCGGTGCGCTCGCGGTACCGCCGCAGCGCCTCGTGTGGGTGCACACGACCGGCCCAGGTCTCGTTGTCCGTGTAGATCACGAACGTGTCGACCTCGAGGCCGTACTCCAGCGCGTACAGCATCGGCAGCGCGCAGTCCGTGCGACCGAACGGTAGCGACTGGACGTGTCGAATCACGTCGTCGAGTCGCTGACGCGTCGAGATCGCCAGCGGCGCCACGGCGGGCGTGGACCGGTAGCCGTATGTGCTCGTCGGACCCACGCCGGTGAACGCCAGCAGCTCGTAGCTGCTCTCCACGTTCGCCGTGACCAGCGCGAGCGCGGCGGACGCGTCGCGCGGCGTCAGCGGCGTCTTGGCGATCTGGGACTGAGTCATCGAGCCGGACACGTCCAGCGCGAGCAGTAGCCGGCGCCCGGTCGGCGTCACGGCACCGAACGCGGCGTAGAACGCGGCGTCGAGCGCGTCCACGATCGGACGCGACGGCGTCCACGTCGAGCTGCCCCGGTCCGAGCGACCGGACGCGTAGGTGCGCTGCGCGACGAGCAGCGACAGCGGGTGCACGCGACCACGGCGCAGCCGCTCGACGTCGGTAAGTAGCCGCACGACGTGCGGCGTCCAATTACCGGTCGCCGTGACCATGCCGAGCCGCGTGAGACGTGGTAGCTGTCGCATGAGCGCGGTCGCCGGTACGCCGACCTCGAGCAGCGCATCCCAGACCTCGGTGGTGTTGATGACCTCGTCCGACAACGTCTCCCACGGCAGACGGTAGGTGCGCACGAGCTGGGCGGCACGTCGCCGGTTCGTCTCGCGGCGGACGCGCTCGTAGCCCTCGACGAGCCACAGCGGGTCGTCGGTGGGCAGCGGCGACGTCAGGTCCAGGTCGTGACGACCGGTCGTCCAGCCGAGCAGGAAGTCACGCGCGTCGTCGCCCGGCAGCGGCCGGGGGTGCGCCTTCCGCAGCACGTCGCGGTGCGTCCACCCCTCGCGCTGCCGGTACTTGACGAGCTGGTAGGCGACGTCCTCGACGGAGCCCTCGAGGTACCACCTACCGACGCCTCGACGCAGCGTCGGACCCCAGCCTCGGAACTGCTGGACGTAGTTCAGGAACGTGAACAGGTGCGTCCCAGTGCGCGCGACGCGTCGCAGCTGGGAGAGCGCGTACCAGCGGGCGCTGGCGTCGCCCTCCGACGCGGCCACGGCGAGCGCGAACAGCGCGGGCTCCGGGCGCGGCGCGCGGCCGGACTCGGACACCTCGACGATCACGTCGACGAGCTGCCGGTGGTGCGTGCTCGCCGCGTCGACGACGACCTGGGCGTTCTCGAGCGTGAGCTCACGCTCGCCGACGTGGTACGTACCACCGGCGACGCCCAGCACGAGAAAGCGACGCAGCCGCTGGAGCGCGTCGACGGTGAACGAGAAGCCGCCCGCGTGGTTCGGAACCTGGCGCGGGTCGGCGGCGCGGGACTGCGGCGTGGTGCGCGTGGACACGCGGCGCAGCGGATCGGTGGTCATCGGTCGAGAGCTCCTAACGTGATACGACGACGGCGTCGCGAGCGAGTGTGACGGTGACCGGTTGGAATCATCTTGGAAGGGTGATAACCGACCACCTGGCGGCCCGCGACGCCGTCGAACGTGGGTGGAACGAGCGAGTGATTGACGACCGGTGTTTTGTGTACCAGTTACAGTGGTTAACCGACCGTCGAGCGGCCCGTCCCTAAGGCTAGCGCGGTGAGCGAGTGGTTGTCGACCGGGTTTACACCTCAGAATGGTTAACCGACCGAACGAGCGGCCCACCGCGCGTCGCCTATACGCTGTTGAGTTGTCGTCGTGAGGTCGAGACGGTGAGCGAGGGGTGTTCACCGGGATTAGCCTCCAACGGGGTAACCGACGAACGAGCGGCCCACCGTCTCGACCTCACTGTGTAGTTGTCCGGTCCGACCGTCGCCGGTCGTTCCGCGTTGAGACGAACGTTACCGGACGTCGTCACCGTACTGGTGACGAACATTACTCACGATACTGCTCTGTTGACGTACGCGTCCTCGAGGCCCCGGTCGAAGCCGACGGCCTCGGCCAGCGCGCGGGCGGACGGCTTCGCGAGGAAGACCTCCGGTCCTCGGTCGGTCGTCCGTCGCGTGGTCATCAGCTCGATCACCATGTAAGGAGAGGGCGTGGTCTCGTACCGGTAGAGCGGCACCTCGCCGGGCACGATGGTACCGCCCGTGTTGTGGACGACGTAGTTGCCCAGTCGCACCTGCGCCGCGTCGTCCACGTCGGCGACGTCGGTGACGCCGGCGGGCAGCACCAGCTCGCGTAGGACGCGAACCTCGAACCAGCGGCACGCGTTGCAGCGCTCGCGACGCGGAACGAACTCGTCGTCGTGGTCCGAGTGCTCGGTGGTGTGCGACGTGCCCAGTCCGAGAAAGCGCGCGTACGTGATGTAGTACTCCAGCTCGACGGCGCGCGGGTTGGCGTCGTTGACCGGTAGGTACCACTCGCGGACGGTACCGGCGTCCTCCCCGCTGGGCAGCGTAAGTTGGTTCGTCATCGTCGTTCCTATCGTCTCAGTTCCGTGACGGTGGTCGTCGCCAGCGTAGCAACGACGCCCGTCACGACGACCCTCGACACGAGCACGGTACATACGTGACGTACCGGTCGAGGAGCACGCGACGGCCGAGGCCACCCGGGCCTCGGCCGCCTGCGCGAACCGCGTCGACGAGGACGACCTAGTCACCGGGACCGTTCCCGGTGGTGGCGACGTCGTCGGCCGCCTGGGCCGCGTCGTTCGCCGCGAGCACCCAGTCGTCGACGAGCTGGAACGCCACCTGCCGCGTGGCGTTCGGCG